TGTGCTGCATGTGGCAAGCAAGGAATTACGTTCGAGCAATTGTCCACGGACGAATGTGAAAACGTTCGCGGCATGACACGCGAAGAAGCAATACTTGAGGCTATCGAACCACCGGAGCGCATATGATATTGACAGGCACCGCTTGTTGCCGAATTGATGAAAGCAATGGAGAGAGCATATGGAAAAGATTGACTTTGAACAAAAATTCTGGGGAAACTGTTGCAACACTTATGGCGAAGAGACCAAACAGATGGTCTACGCCAAGCGCATGGGATTAACATTCACCGGCGATTGGCGGAGTGATTTCAATATAGACATGCGCGGTGCCACTGTAATAGATATCGGTGGTGGTCCTGTCAGTTTACTTTTGAAAGCTATTAATGTGACTGGCTTTGTGGTAGATCCTTTACCGCAGCCAGAATGGGTTCTTAAGCGATATGAAGCTGCGCGTATTACTTTCTGGAATGTGAAAGGTGAAGAACTTAAAAACGAATTTTGGCAAGCATTCAAATTTGATGAAGCATGGATCTACAACGTTTTGCAACACGTGGATGATCCTAAACAAATACTGAATAATGCCCGCGCCTTGGCCAAGATCATCAGACTCTTTGAGTGGATCAACATACCACCCCACGAAGGTCATCCACATATGCTGACTGAGCAATTTCTCACAGAAAATTTAGGACCAGGAAATACAGAACTTCTAAATGGAAATGGTTGCCATGGAATGTCATTTTTCGGTGCTTGGAAATTTAGCTAAAAGCCCACCAAACCAAGCAAACAAATTCCTGTTGCTACTCGTAGCTTTATGGGGTACACTACTAGTTGCTGCTCCGGTGCTTAGGAAGCAGTGGCCCGCTGCGGTGATGCACAAGAGGCCTGCGCCCATAAGCTGAAGATTCGCACACAATGATGCGAAAAGCTGTTTGAAAACAGAATAGGTGAAAGCCCCTAGCGATGCCACTGACGACGACGCCACGTTCGTAAGGCAACACAACATTCGCATGCGGCGCGCGTATGCGCCGTATGCGAATGTTGTGGTGCGGCACGAATGAATGGAGTGTGAGTAACCTGTTCTTCAATCTGCAAACAGCCTAACCTCTGTGTCAATGCCAGCCAACGTTCACCTCAATCAGCAAAGATAAGCGGTGATTACTAGATGCTGTGCGGCACAGATGGCGGCCGAATGGATTGCAGCTAGGCGTCTGTCGTGAGAGGGCAGATGCTCAGGGTGCAATCATACTTTATACACTATGCGCGCTGCACCACGCGCATTTGGAGAGAGCAATGACTATGAAGTATTGGGCAGTGATGCCTGGAAGCAGTGGACCGCCAACGTGGACCCTGATGAACTGTCGTATCGAAAAGGCGGAGCGTGCTGCCGATGCTTGCCAGTTGGCGTTTGGTAGAAATAATCCTGACAACACTCCTCTTGCCAAGTATGATATTGGAAGGTATCTGGCCAAGGATCTTGGAACCCGCGTGAGTGTTATCCAGTCTGACAAAAAGCGAGTGGCGTTGCTTAGGGACAAGAATGGATGGGTTGACCCATACGAATATCGCAAGACTAAGGACTATAACCCGGATCCAGATTATCACGATATGGAAAAAGGTTGGAAGCGTTAAAGTAGTGACTTCCGTCACCTAAACCCTTTGGTGACGGTGACTTGCCCGGACCTTTTTGGTCCCCCTTTTAGGTCCGGGTCTTTTTACACTGTGAGCAAGGAGACAAATAAAATGGAATATAAAGAAAAAGTTGCTTTGAAGGGGCGCAGAGCAGCATGTAGACGAGTCTACGAAAAGAAAGACGAACACTTTATAACTAGGACAGTAGTCACAGGGTTCGATGCTGGATGGATAATTGTTCACTATACAATTTCCAAATTCGGAGTAGCACTATGTTCTAACTTTGCTAACGACCGTGATCCATCATTTGACCCAGACACCTTCCGAGGCCCAGGAGAAACGTTGATCAAAGAAGAAGAAACATGAACGTGACGGTGACTTAGATCGACGATGTACTACTGCACAAGATGGAGAGAGCAATGATCAAGCCGCTGCAACACGTTTACCACTGTGTGAATTTGATGTTCTATGACCAAGGAATGGCTCCAGATCGGAATTTCAAGTTGCCAACAAACTTTGAAGATGACACAACTTGTGAAACCATAGACTGGGAACGTGTTGACAAATTTTTAGCCACGTTGAATGATGAGGAAATAGACGTGTTTGCTATTGGTGACCAGAACGACCAAGTAGACTTAACAAACCGTGACATAATAGAAGGGGAGTATGCCCATAATGCGATAGAAACTCTGTTCATAAAAATATGCATCTAAAGATTTTACCAAATGCTCACGGAGAAGTCAATGACAGAAGAAATCAATAACAGCTTGATGCGGAAGCTGCGCGCCTTGAAAGCCAAGGCGGATGATAAAGGCGTTACTGAAGCGGAGGCGGCGACTTATGCCGCCAAGGTAGCGGAATTGCTGGCAGCGCATGGCCTGGAGGAAGCACAGTTAAAGGTTGAAGATCAAGAACAAGTAAGTCATGAAGACTATGTAAGCAATTGGAATTCTAGTCCAGCAAAGCGCACGCTCATCCTTGCCATTTGCAAGCTCTACTTTATAAGGGCACTTGTACGCAGCAAGAAGGGACAACCCTGGACTTTGGTTGGAAAGAAACATAACATAATCATGGTCAAAGAAATGGCAGCTTACTTGGTTAAAACTTCTGAGCGATTGTCTTTGGCCTATGGCCGCAACTATCCTGGGGTCAACATCTATGACTTTCGCCGTGGTTGCTATGCACGGCTGAGCGAGCGATTGCTTATCCTACATATAGAACTAGCAGGTAAGACACAGCCCGTCTACAATCCCCAAGGTAATCCTGGCAACTTACCTGCGCTCTACAGGAACGAAGAGCAATTGAACAAGATTTATATGAATGCACGCTGGACTACTGTGCCGCTGAAAAAGCAGCGCATAAAGCAAGGTGCTGATGCAGCAGCAGGACGCGCGGCCGGTGACAGCATCAGTCTCAACCGTCAAATCAGCGGCGGTAGGAGTAATCATTTGTTGGAAAGGAAATAAAAAGGAAACCGAAAATGACAATGACCGAATATGAAGCGTTAAAGAAATTAGGACATTCTGCAACCAAGGCGGCTGAAATTGTTCTAGATGCAAAACGCGGCGATAAGTACGCGAAACTATGGATCGATGTTGCAATGCAATTACTAGAAAAGGAAACAAGATGGAAAAGGAATACATAGCAGTCACCTATGGAGGCTTTGCTTTGTTCAGGTTCTATGCTGCCAACACTACGCAAGCCCGCATGCTGATGCAGTCTCTTCGCAAGCACAGCGAAAGCATCAGTCATGTGCGCATACGTCGTCACGATGAAACAGCTTATGCCGAAGATGGCATTATCCAGCTTCGTGAAATGGAGAAAGTAAATGAAACGAGGTGACATCATCGCCAGGAAATCTGATCCAGTGCATCGTGGTGTGATAACGCGGATTGAGATACTCCATGGCAAGATTAATGTCAAGTGGCTGGGAACCAACATACATGAGTTCCTAATTCCCATAGCAGAACTTGAGTTAGCCGAAGAATGGAAAAACGGTGAATCAGATATCCACCCGCTGGCCAAGTTCGCTAGACGATGCGATCCGTTTGGCACATATTAGGAGGAACAAATGAAACTGACTATCTGGTATATGCGCCCAGAATTCTTTAGCGATGGAATTATGGGCTTTGACCATCTGAAAAAACACGGGATAGTACCTGATCCAAAAAACTTGAACAAGACCCACATATTGCTTAAGATAATTGTGGCCAATGATCTTGAAGATGCCTACAGCAGCATGCAAGGAGAAAATTGGTCACCTAATGGAGAGGCTCGGGATCTTATCCTTAGCAGGGGACTGCGGCATACCTCCATGTGTGTGGGCGACATTGCTGTTTATGAAACTGGCATTGTCTGGATGGTTGATATCTTCGGCTTTAAGGAGATATGATCATGCGTTGGTTCCTGATCGTAGTTTTGGCCATCATACTGGCATTCGTCTTTGCTTCATTTGCCTATCCAGAAAGCACCAAGCAACGGGATGCGCCCACGACTCGCTTCTATAATACCGACAGGAGCAGTGCAGGCAACGCCAGCACCTATGGTAATGTCACCAAGTTCTACGCTCCTAACGGGCGACTACTTGGCAAGACAGAAAGGAAATAACATTTGGGTGCTTCTCAAGGATGCGAAGCTTAAAGGAGATCGCACGTGCCGTCTCCGCCCACTAGAATTAAAGGAGCATCCGGATGGGAGCAGATAACCAAGCTGAGAGAGTCATCGCGCGGATCGAGTATCGTGAAAAGCTTGCGGAAGTATTTTGGCGAGCAGCTCTACCGCAATGGCCAGAACTGACAAATGAAATCAAGCATGCGATAATGCATGGGATCGCTGCCGTTATCGAACAAATGGACCGTGATGTAGCTGACCGCCGCGCTGCGGAGGATGCTGGTCGTTCTCATTGGCTGCCTTATGAGGACGATACTAGAAAGGAAATAACCAATGCATGATTCAATGAAAGAGGTTTATTTGATGCTACGAACGCATCTCAAAGAACCAGACCTATCAGCTCTAATGAGAACTATACAGGAAATCCCAGGCGATAAGCGATTCCGCAACATCATCACACAACTAGTGAAAACGCACAATGAAGAAAAGCGCCGCGCCGCCAAAATTAAAAGGGAAGCAAGAAGAGCCTATTGAAATCCATTTGCACTGGACTAGAAGCCAACCAAGCAAATGGGTAGATCTGCAAGAAATCAGTGTAGGCATTGCCATCTGTGGAGCCAAGAATTTGCCTCGTGGAATGTTTGTGCTGGATGATAAGAAGGCCACCTGTAAACGCTGCTTGGAGTTGGCGAAAAGAACTCCAGCAGAAATGCAGCCACTCTTTTCTAAGACCACGCCAAAGCCACTATCGGTACCATCTCAAAAGAAAGTCTCTTTACAAACGCCTCCAGATGGGTATATCGTGACTCTAGTAAAACATAATCCGCGTAAAGTGGGGACCGGGAAGTTTGAGCGGATGGCGCTTCTGCTCAAATTTGACGGCAAGTCTGTTGCAGAATTTGCTGCCGCTGGAGGGAATTTGGAAACATTGAAAAATGCTGTGACTGAAGGTTTGGTAGAAGTGCGCTCAAAGGGAGGACAAGATGGTTAGCGCTGAAAGCACGGCGCGCAAGTACGCGGGAAAAATGGCCGCAAATTATGAAGCTAAAAGAATGAAGCAGGAGCGATGGCATCTGGAGAATGCTGCGATTGAAGATTTTCTGCAACGCCACCAATTCAAATCGGTGTTGGACGTGCCGGTAGGTGCCGGGCGATTCCTGGCGCTATACCAGAAACTCGGCCTGCACTGTTATGGCTATGATACGAGTGAGGAAATGCTGGCATTGGCCAAGCGCAAGCGCATACCAGCAACATTAGAGGTAGGAGACATACGAGAAATACCGCACAAAAGCAACAGCATGGACGCCAGTGTCTGCGTGCGATTCATGGATCTAGTCCCAGAAGACACCATGCAGAAAGCCCTGCACGAACTAGCACGTGTCACCAGGCATTGCATCATTTTGACCATCAGGCTTGGAGAAAAATACATAGCGAAAAGCAATACCGCTACCCATGATCAGAAAAAATTCACTTCGCTGTGTTCCAAATTAGGATGGCATTTATTGGATGAAATACCAATATTCAATCAAGGATGGTATGTGCTGCTACTAGGGAGAAAACATGAAGGAGGACAGGTTAGGAGGCTGGAGCGTTCTACCACGCGCCGAACTAAAGCGGAGGGTAACGTTTCTAGAACAAGAAATTCGGCGAGGAAGTGAGCTCACATTCGCCGAACAGCAACTTCTTTCTGCGGCTCAAGAGAGGTTGCGGACTTGGCGTGAGCCGTTAAAGAGGTCGTCTATGATAGATGACGGCGAACAGGAACCGGAACCTACTGTAGAAGATCCTGCACCGGTACCAACAAAGCCCAAGCGCAAGCGTAAGCCCAAGCCGGAAGTAGAATCTTCGGGGTCGGATCCGGAACCGCAAACGAAGGAGAAGAAGGTGAAGCGTGAAACCAGCAAAGTCCGTGGCGGCAAAAAGCGTGTAGCTGCCAAGGGCACCAGGAAAGAAAAGACCGTGTCCACTCGTGAGAGTGTGACACGTAGTCGGCTGGACCCGACTGCAAAAGTCACCAAGGGCAGTGGTGAAAATCCTTTCAGGGAAGGTTCAGAGTCTTATGCCCGTACTCAAGTTGTGCTGAAGTCTCTTGGCCAGACGGTAGAAACAATTAGAAAAAAGGATATTCTGCCAACCACTCTGGCCAATTTGAAAAAGTTGGGCGTTATCAAAATCAGTTAGCGCTCTTCCTATTGGTCGGCAGACTAAGGGACTCTGCCGACTCTTTTCCAAAGACCCGGACCATCCTCCGGGCATCCCGCCGCAGCAATGAGCGCAGTTGACATACTCCTGATGCTCAGGATGTGGCGGGACCTTGGACTATGGAAAGGATAGAACTATGCATACCTACAAGAAAACGAAAGGCGAATCATTATGGACTGTTGGCTACTACACTCAAGAAGTAGGGCGCATGGGTGAACCAATATCCGCATGGATGCCTATGAAAGATTTCAACACAGAGGAAGAAGCTGCATGCTATGTCAACTATCTAAATGGTGGCGTGCTGAACCAACCAAACTAGGAGAAACAAATGTTCCGCATAGAGTGCTTTGTAGATGACAAAATGTTGGCTGATGCATTGCGTGCCTTAACTGGTAAGGTACGTGGTCAACCAAACGTGACGCCAGTGGTCAACGCTGAAGTCACGAAGAACGGCAAGATTGAAGCTGCCAGCGATGGCAGCATGCTCAGCATGTTCACAGCTTTTCTGCAAAAGAATGGCCATGAAACGGTAATACCAAAGCAGGCACAGGATTGGCTTGAGTCAATGGGCCGTTCCAAATTGAGTTCTACATATCTGCTCACACAAGCTGTCAAAGCCAAAGTGCTAAGGCGACGCGGCACTGGTTCAGCATCCACCTACATCGTGAGGAAATAGCCATGAAGAAGAAATCCAACGGGCAATATCGTACTCCCATATATAAGAGCTATGTGTTCCGGGATAAGGATCCGGCCATAGACATATTGCGCACGCTAGTTGAGGACCATTTCAAAGAGCGCCTAAACAGCAAAAACTTGAACAAGATTACTCATGGCGGCGGTCCTTCACTAGGCTGCATGCAAGCATGGTTTTTCGGCAAGACCAAGCGTCCAACCAATCCCACATTGGAAGCAGCGGGGCGCGCATTGGGCTATGAAAGAGTCTGGAGGAAAATGTGATGGACGAGTCGGGGGTGGAAATGCTGGAAGCGTTGGTGGATAAGTATGGACTGGAGGATATGCTGTCTGGTCTATCATTTATCTGTGGTCGCAAGGCCGAGCGACTTGCCGAAGATTGGCAAGATATCAACTTGGCCAAGATCTGGATGGGGTATTCTACACGCATTGATACGCTATCAGCGGAGTTCCTGAAACTAAAAAACAAGATATCCATGTAAGGAGTAGAAAATGAAACTACGAAAAATGAAATCACGAAAAATGAAACCACGAAAAATGAAACCACGATCCACCACAGCTGTTGATAACGTAATTGGATCACTCATAAAGGAGGAACGCTTAAGATTGGATGTATCGCAAGAACAGTTGGGTCTGGAGTGCGGTATCAGTTTTCAACAGATCCAGAAATATGAAAAAGGAGTCAACCGTATTAGCGCGGCACGATTGTTGCATATCTGTGAAGTATTGAAGGTTGACCCTTGCAAATTCCTTGAAAAGATTATAGTTAACGGCTGAGACTGAGTATCGGCAGCGGCTGCACTCCGTCTGGTAAACGGGCTCCTTGTACGCAATTGTCCTATCGAGAGGAGCAGTCGTGCAGACGAAACTCGTGACTGGACACCACGAGGCTCTCTTTCCGTGCTGGCAGACCACGGTCCGATACGGTCTGCTTACTACAACAAGAGGAGAATAAACATGCCTAGACATATGTTCGGCTGGAGCTATCCACCGGGCGCAGCGAACGATCCTAATGCGCCCTATAATCAGACAGACGATGTACCCTGCGCGGTGTGCTGTAAAGTGCCAGACCAATGCATCTGTCCAGAATGCCCGCAATGCAGTGAGCAGGGTAATGCTAAGTGCTACACCGCGATGAGACGTGGCACAGAAGGGCATGGTATGAAGTTAACGCGGGAACAAGCAATAAGCCGTGGTGAAGCTGAAGTGAAACGGGCACAAGATGCGCTGCATGCTGCTGAATGTGCGCTTAACTTTTTGAAAGACGGCGGCGAGTTCAATGATGATCTTGCTGACAGCCCTGACCCATGGAGATGAATATGAGGGCGCTAATCATTACTAGTGAAATCCGCGCCCAGATCGCAGCGGCAGTTGCACGCGCCGAAGCTAAACCGATTCCATTCAGTGTGTTGCGCGAAGGTGCGCTCCGCGAGGAGGTAAAGCATTTAAAACTTATCGACCGCAAACCGGGCTTCGAGCGTCCACCAAGCGAGCACCTGCTGATACCTATTGGCTACCGCGCGTCAATCAGCATCGAGGAACAACCAGCCGGATTCTGCCGCCATCTTTCAATATCGGTCGATCAGCCCGGCAAGCTGCCATCTGTCGAGGCAGTGAAGATGATTGCCGAAGCTTATGGCATCAAAGAATGGGACAAAGTCTGGTTCGAGGAGTTCGATCCAGGGCATAGCGCAATCAACATACTTGAACTATATCAACCACGAGAACTCAGGAGGTAACAATGACTTATTGGGTAGGACATCTTGGCGATAAAGATGACTTCGGTTTACCTTACGATGGTAAAGTCATGTATGACGCCAAAACTAAAATGGGACCATGGGCCAACATGAGTGAAGTGTCATGGAAACAACATGGCATAGGCATGCTGGGAACTGGCTATGGCCAGAAATATGAAAAGCAAGTGGATGGTCGCTGGCTGAAGGTGGAGGGATGACATGGCAATAAGAAAAGAACAATGGGTAGAAGATACACAGATGTATCAAAGAATTGCTAAAGTTCCGGTCACTACAAAAGAAGAATTAGAAAAAGAATGGGAAGAAATGCACAAAAAAGAAACAAGCGGATGGCCGCTGGCTAAAAGTGAAGGGATGAAAATGCCACAAGGTAGAGGAACAGCATTGGATGATAAAACAATGGATGTTGTTTGGAAGTATTACAAGATCGCAGAGAAAAATGGCCTTGTGCACGAATGGCTGCAATGGTTTACTGGTGGAATGAAAATGGGATTGTTACCAGGCGAAGCAGCACATGAAGCATGTGTCGAATGGGACCTACTATAGGGGAGGGATAAAATGAAACTGACAGTGCCGCCTGATTTCTTCCTCAAACATCCGCTAGATAAACCTAGCAGATGGCGGTGGCATCATTGGTTTGCTTGGCGTCCAGTCCAACTTCTAGATTGTTCTTGGGCGTGGTTTGAAATTATAGAGCGGCGCATGCAACCAAGCACCAATTGGGAAGGTGATAATTGGATGTATGCTTATCGTGCTGTAGGCAGCAAAGATATCCCAAACGCTCGAACAGAAAAGCAAATCTTAGAGGATGGGCTATGACACCGCATTGGCAACCGAAAGATCGCAAAGAGGATATGGCTGAGGATATCCGCGAGTGGGTCCGGCGCACTAGTGAACCAACTGCTGAACTGAAAACCTTGCGGCGACTCAGCCGCCATGATCTCACAACACTCATGCTGGCAGTGCACGATGCAGACAAGAGAGGAAAGGGGGAATGAATAAATTGTGGAAATTCTACATGGCTGATATATATGCATGGGAGCAGCATGCGCGCGCAACCAACAACAGAGAACTACTAGTTCTAATTGAACTGTTCAAGTCCAACCGTATCACTGCGCTATGTATGGCAGGACTAATGCTATCGTTGGTGTTGTTATTCAAAATCTTCGGCCAATAGAGGGGAGAAAAAAGTGTGATGCAACACTATCAACTGGAATGCAATGTCTACTTCGCTGACTCCGTAGAAGAACACACAAGTCCTACTCCCTTGACCAGGGAAATGCTGATCCAAAAGCTGAATAAATTTTTGGCCAGCATTGAAGAGGATCAAAGAATAAAGCCTGCGAGTGTGTTAGCCACCATAGTCTTCATGGAGAAATAAAATGTCACCGCCCAAGATGGCCGCAATGTTGCTAGCGTTATTGCTTGCTGGTCCAGTGGTCTACTTGTGCAGTTACTTGAGTACACGGACACCGAGCAAACTAGTCACAGTCGACAAAGGAGACAAGGTAGCAACAGAAAATATAATCTCAGCCTTTAATAATCTTGAAGCACCGGCACAGGAATTACCACCGCGCAAAATAGCAGTGCAGAAAATAACATCACCAAAGAAAGAAGCTGCACCAAAGAGAGAGCAAGAAAATGTTGAAGAGCCTCCTCGTCGCAAACATGAAAACGTATGTGAACGTGAAGGTGGCTGGAAAGTTGAATTCACGCGGCATCATCACGCATTCTGGCGCTGCCGTTATGGAAGGAGGCATAGAAGATGACCATATCACGTCCATTCTACAGCAAGGATAATTCCAAGTTCCGCATCGTCTGCAAGTCCAATGGACTATGGCAAGTGCAATATCGAATAGCAGAACATGGCTATCCCAATGGAGAAAAAGGAAGGATACAAGATAACTGGGAAGCACGGTCGCGCTGGATGCCTAAGGAGGAAGCTCTAGCCAGACTAGCCAGCATCACCAAAACTCAACTCTATCTGCAACAGGAGGATATATGAAAGACATTGATGAACTAATACGTGAAGCACGGCGCAAGCTTACAGACTTCAAAGAAAAGGCGGACCCTACGTGGCCGCAAGATCGCATTGACATGCTCTACGCGCCTTATGCTCGTGTGGTCATAGAACTTCAAGGCTTGCGCAGTCAAGCTACTCCTGGACAACGCCAGATAATCGACAATCTACCTTCATGGAGAGAATCATGATACGACCAATAGACGTGTTGAAAATGGGACCCACGTACAAAGAAACCAGAACCGAACGCGGCTGGTTAGTCAAAGTCACGCCGCCCACTTGGGCCAAAGCGGGCACAGGTGCCAGCATTGAATTGACAGAAGATCAGTATCGTCGCTATCAACTGTGGCGCAATACTGGTTCACTAATACAGAATGCATTGCCAGAGCTGACAGCTGCGCAACGTGAAATTCTTATGACTGGCATGGATGATGATACGTTCCACAAGTACATCGGTCCTGAAAGTGATGAAGACTGACCGCCGTCCATACTTTCGCGCATACTACTATGCAAACAAAATACAGTGGCGCGGCAAAAAAGGAACCGAACTCCAGAACAGCGTGCTAAGTACAATGCACGAATGCGGCAATACAGAGCTGAAAATTCTGAGGCAATCAAACTATCAAGAGCCTTAGAAATTCCCCTTAAATACGCTAGGGATATTCTTAAAAGGGAGAATGAACAGTGAGGATATACCACGGTACTGCTGAACGCCACTTGGAAGCCATCCTAAAAGAAGGAATAAAGCCGCGTGGCAAAATTGGCATTGATAACTGGAAACACACTGTCAGCAGCAATGCCCGTGCAGTATACTTGACAACGACCTATGCGTTGTACTTCGCATCAAACGCCTGTCAAGGAGGCGAACGGATGGTTGTGCTGGAAACCAATACTAATGATCTCAAGCGCTATCGGCTGGCACCAGATGAAGACTTTCTGGAGCAAGCCACGCGCCACTACGAAGAAGGAATAAATGTACAGGACCACATGGGCAATGAACTACCCAGATGGAAGAACAACATGAAAGAGCGCGTGATATGGTTTCGCAAGCGCGCGCTTTCTGACTTTAGCCATATGTGGGAAAAAAGCATTGAATATATGGGGACAGTTTGCTACTATGCCACCATAGAACCAAAACAGATTAGTCGTTATGCGTTGGTACCCAGAAATGGAGGAATAGATTGGGCATCAGATCCTACTGTCACGCCAATGAATTTTAAAATCATGGGCGAGTATTATCGTCAACTTATGCGTCATGTGTTTGATGATAAAATTGAAAGCAAAGAAGATATAATGGGAAATTTCATAGAACATCTAAAGCAACTATCACGTGATGATGTTGTAGTGCAGAATCTAAATCGCATCTGGGAATAAAACCGTTCGTCATGAGAGTACCGCCTTCTGAGAGTGAACCGTAAAAAGGGAAAGTATCGTTACTTAAGAGTGAACCGCTCATCATGAGAGTACTGTAGGAACAGAGTGAACCACGCAGTATGATAGTATTGTTGGAAAAGAGTGAACCGTGAAAAAGGAAAGTATCGTCTCTTAGGAGTGAACCGGCACCTAATGAGAGTACCGAAACTTAGGAGTGAGCCGCGTAAGATGAAAGTTATCGTATTTGTGGTGAGCGAGCCGCCTACCTTGATAGTACCGTTGTAGACGAGCGAGCCGCGAGTGCGGAGAGTACTGTAAGACCGAAGCGAGCCGACTCCTAAGAAAGTATCGTGGTGGTAGAGTGAGCCGTGTGCTCAGATAGTATCGTGTGCACAAAGCGAGCCGGTACGAACGATTGTATCGACAGACCGGAGCGAGCCGTTTGTTTCGTCAGTATCGCAGTGACAGAGTGAGCCGGTGACTAAGATAGTATCGCGAATACAGAGCGAGCCGCGAGTGTGGAGAGTACTGTAAGTCTGGAGCGAGCCGAGAGGTTTGAAAGTATCACTCTCGAAGAGCGAGCCGTTGGCTCCGAAAGTATCGTAGAGATCGAGCGAGCCGTACAAAATGAAAGTATCGGGAACTGAGAGCGTATATAATCTTAAAAGAACTCCCGGCGGTTATCGTATGGTGAAGTTTGACTTCCTTCTCAATGTCCAAGAAGTCTACAACATCCGCTACAGCCGAGGACGTCTCCACTGTGAGTGCTTCGCTGCTAACAAGCCGACATGCAGACATCGTGATATGATTCCGTTGTTTGTCACCAAGCGAGCAGTAGATAGTTTGAAATTCTACTGCTATGAAACACAACAATGGTGGCAACCTATCAAGATGACTCTGCACTAGCGAGTCATAAGCTCAGAAAGTAACGTATCACAAGAGCGAGCCGGTACGTCAAAGTATCGTGGTAAGCGAGCCGTAAAGTCTGGAAAGTATCGTGTTAAAGGAGCGAGCCGTTGTTCATGAAAGTATCGTAAAACAAGAGCGAGCCGCAAGTGTGGAAGGTATCGTAGAATATGAGCGAACCGCTTTGGGCAGAAAGTACCGCAACACATGAGTGAACTGTGTCAGCTGACAGTATCGTTATCCAAGAGTGAACCAATCTGTCCGACAGTATCGCAATCACGGAGTGAACCATACGCGCAGACAGTATTGTTATCAAAGAGTGAACCGTCTCTAATGATAGTATCGTAATTTGGGAGTGAACCGGAACGGCAGAATGTATCGTCGAAGTTGAGTGAACCGTCTTTCATGATAGTATCGGAAAGACAAGAGTGAACCGTGACTATGAAGTGTACCGACAACGCAGAGTGAGCCGTAGTGATAGAAAGTATCGCGGTCCTAGAGTGAACCGCACGCATCGAGAGTATCGTAGTCCAAGAGTGAACCGAGTCCAATTGATAGTATCGTCGCAAGGGAGTGATCCGAGATCATTGATAATATCGCAGCACAAGAGTGAACCGTTAATGAGTGTACCGTCAACAGGAGTGTACTATGAAAAGAGCTAGCCTAGTTCCACGTTTCGGCAAAGAAGTAGTATTGCAAGCGGCCAACCTTAGCAATCCAGAAGCTAGATTCTTGGTTGCTAATTACTACACCGCACAGGAAATGCGCAAGCGCAATGATATGCAATTGCGTCATCTAGGAGAAAAGGATGGAGCTCCAATTCTACCAATGTTGTTAAACAAATCAGCAGATTCATTCGCTGTCATTGAATCTGAAATTATGAAAGGACTCCAGGTGTATGCCGACAGCACTCAACTCGGGCGTTGGTGCCAATCTAATGATGGCATAGGTCCTGTCATCACATCAGGATTGCTGGCACACTTGGATATAACCAAGGCACCAACCGCCGGACACTTCTGGTCATTCGCTGGATTAAATCCTGATATGGTATGGGAGAAAGGACAGAAGCGGCCATACAATGCCGATCTGCGGCAGATCTGCTGGCACCTCGGGCAGTGTGTCAAAAGACTGCAGAAAGACAAGAACGCCTACTACCGCCAAATCTATGAAGTGCGTAAAGACTATGTGGTCAACAAAAATGAAACCGGCATGAATGCCGAGCGGGCCAAAACTTTTAGGACAAGGACACCTGAAGTCATGGCACTCCTAAAAACTGGCAAGCTGCCGGCAATCACCATCGACAGTCAAGCGTGCAACTATGTAGCCAAGATGTTTCTCAGTCACTTGCACGCCTTGATGTATTGGGACCATTATGGCACACCTCCTGTCAAGCCGTTTGCCATTGCCATCATGGGACATACTCATGAAATAGAAATTCCCAATACTCACATGTTCCCGGGCTTTGCCAAAGCATATTACAAGGGACCGCTGGGAGAAGAAATTGAAAGGAGGGATCGCACAGCCAACGAAAATATAGCACAAGAGGAGCCTAAGAAGACCAGCCGAAGGTCCAGAAAGTAACATGAGTCATGAGCGAGCCGAAGTCCCAGAGAGTAACGAGTAAAGTGAGCGAGCTGAAGAGAGCCGTAAGTCAAGAAAGTAACATGAGTCATGAGCGAGCCGAAGAACCAGAAAGTAACGGCACGGTGGAGTGAGTGAACCGTCTTCCATGAATAGTATCTGAACAGAGGAGTGAATCGAATAGCAAGATAGCATCGAAGCAATAGAGTGATCCGAGGCTATTGACAGTGACGTCGAAGTGGAGTGAACCGAGCCGAATTCGCCGAAAGTAACGACGACAAGAAGCGAGCCGAGAATTCCGAAAGTATCGACGATGCGGAGCGAGCCATCGTGAGCGAAAATCTTGTGAGCGAGCCAAAGCTGGAGACAGTAACGTGGAGCCTGAGCGAGCCGATCCCTAAGAAAGTAACAACATTGGTGAGCGAGCCGTTGAAGGAGACAGTAACATGAGGTCCGAGCGAGCCGCGTTTAGGATAGTAGCGAATCATGAGTAAACCTAGCTCTTGGAAAAAGTAACGTAACTAGAGAGTGAACCGAGCCAGTAGAAAGTATCGACGATAATGAGTGAACCGTGTCAGTAGACAGTATCGTTGCGGATAAGTGAACCGGGTGAATCGACAGTATCGTAATTCCAGAGTGAGCCGACCTGATAGAAAGTAACGTACGATACGAGCGAGCCGTCCTCCCGGAGAGTATCGAAAAGACACAGCGAACCTAGAATGCCGAAAGTATCGTTAAGCACGAGTGAGCCGCGCACCACAAGAGTACTGTATCTTGCGAGCGAGTCGTGTAAAGCGAAAGTAACGACGACAAGAAGCGAGCCGAGAGTTCACGAAAGTATCGTCAAGCAAGAGCGAGCCATAGTCCCGGAAAGTATCGTATACTAAGAGCAAGCCGAAATCCTGAGAGTACCGAACATAACGAGCAAGCCGTGCACATGGAAAGTATCGTCAAGCAAGAGCGAGCCGTTCCCAAAGAAAGTATCGCAATCTAAGAGCGAGTCGTAACCGGCATGAACGAGCGAGCCGTGTACACAGAAAGTATCGTCAAGCAAGAGCGAGCCGTGCACACAGAAAGTATCGCAAGCAGAAGAGCGTTCTATCAGTTTCTACTAGTGGAGAAAGGAATGAGAATTTATGGTCGTCGTCTTGCAGCCATACGCAACTACCGTAGAATGACACAGAAGGAGTTAGCCGCAGCACTCAAACTGACAACATCAACAATACACAGCTATGAGAGTGATAGAGTAAGACCAAGCGTAAAACGTGTCAATGAACTGGCACGAGCTCTGCATTGCACAGTGACAGATTTGACCGCTGATCTGCACGCGCCACTGCCTCTAGCACACTTTCGCGGCTGTGCCAGTGCTGCCCCTTTGCACAAACACCATCAACCGGAGGACTAGGAAATGGAAAAGTGCTTGATCGCTATGCATCCTGACGGCAAGATAGACATAACGAAGCTGGACAGAGTGCCGCAGCTGGATCAGCTAAAAGAGATCGTAGGAGGCTGGATTGAAATAGTTCCCTACTTCACGAAGTATGATGGCAAGTCCTGCATCGCTTTCTGCAACGAAGAGGGTAAGCTACATGGCTTGCCCTACAATCCCAATGCGCAAAAATTTTGGGAAGTAGCTTATGGTAGATCCATTACCGAAGACTATCTGGTAGGACCCATAGCGATAGTCGTAGGACCCCACTCCTTCTTGAAGAATCTGTAATATGCGCGCGCAATACCCTCTCAAGCTGGAGCTCTGTCGCATACAAACCGGAGCCTATGCCAGTCTTCATGGGGACAGGTTTGGATCCTTCGTAATACTAGGACCATGTAATATGGAACTGGCGATAATGGCCAATGATGCTAATGAATTCAGCAATGGATGGGAGCATGTTTCTGTATCTGGGTGGCGCTGTCCCAACTGGGAAGAAATGTGCTATGTCAAAGATTTATTTTGGTACGAGGAAGAACTTGTGGTACAGTTTCATCCACCGAAAAGCCGTTACATCAACTGTCATCCAACGTGCCTGCATCTGTGGGCCAGAAAAGATGTACCGCAACCACCATCAGATCTGGTGGGTCCCAAGATTTTGATGAGGCTCAGGGAAAAATGAAAGCGCAATGGCCACCCAAGCGCAAACGCTGGCGACCACCGACCGAAGCTGAAGTGCAGATGATGAACAACACTCGGGAGTTTGTGCAGCGGATGGCGCCGAACTTAGATGTAGCCAAGCGTGATGAAATAATAAAACGAATATACCACATGATACGCAAGGTGCGCATACAAGCAAGCTTGAAGAAGAAAGAATAATCCTCCAAACGGGAGCGTAGCTCAGTTGGTTAGAGTATCGGCTTGTCACGCCGAAGGTCGCGGGTTCGAGTCCCGTCGCTCCCGCCATATTTCACTGCATAAGGAAAAGGAAAATGAAGAAACCTTACCGATACGATTTCAATTCTCGCCACGACTACAGACAAGCCATCAGTGCTTGGATAAAGCAATGGAAGAAATGGCGTGCAGATCGTAAAAAGAAGAAGGAGGAAAAGTAATGGGCTGCGAAGAAGGATGTTGCAACAACCACAACTTACTCTAACAAACGCGAGGCAATAATGGAAACAACTTGGCTCATTCTTGTTGTCAGCGTTCTCGCTTTATTTGCGGGTTATGGAATACGGGCGTCAATGACCTGAAGAAAGCAGGATGGTTTAGGTTAAATGCACTAAAGGAGAACTAAAAAATGAAGAGAGAATGCGGCGACTGTCAACTCTGTTGCAAACTGTTGCCCATGACTGGAGACCCAGATGTTTATGTGGGCTCCCAACGAACAGCCAATACCATGATACAATTAGGATTGATACAGCCCAATGATTTCTATGGTGCTATTCCAGATTTCAACAAAGAAGCTGGTGTCAGGTGTCCATACCAGAAACATAATGTGGGATGCACCGTTTATGAGCAAAGACCTTTTGGCTGCAAGATATGGAACTGTCGCTGGCTAGTCAATGATGACACCGCCGAACTAAGGAGGCCAGATCGTTCGCACTATGTAATTGATATGAGTCCTGACTATGTGTACTCGAATGAAGGTCACGTCATTCCAGTTATCCAAGTATGGGTAGATAAGAAACATAGGGATGCCCATCAGGATCCAGTACTCAGAGAATATTTGAAACGAAGAACAGTCGAAGGATACGATGCTCTCATCAGATGGGACAACCGCTATGATTGCATGTTCCTATGCTGGCGGGAGGGTCAATGGCACGAAAAAGCAGCTCACATGAAAATGGGATTCAATTCAGCTGCAAACATAGCCAAGATGTTAGAAACGGAGAAGACATGAGCACAGATCTGCAACCATCACCGTGCACCAACTGCGGCAAGATAAATGATGCAGCAACTTATATTGGATCTGGAAAAGAAACACCAAGTCCTGGCGACATCTCCATATGTTATTACTGTAGTCACATAATGGCTTTCGATGAGAAACTAAAATTACGTGAATTGACTGATGCAGAAATTATCGAAGTTGCCGGTGATCCACGCCTCATTTTAGCAAGTGATGCGTTGGCTATGCTTAGAAAGGAAGAGAAATAAAAGTCTACACTAGCAAAGGAGAAGACAATGCCTAAATGGCATGATTTATATCTGACCAAAAAACAAATGTCGCCTAAGGGACATATATATGTCGCTGAAAGTCAAGGAGATAATCGTTGTTCCATATGTGGACAACTACCTAGTTGTCACGATAATCAAAAGGTAGTAAGTCATGATGAATTGGTGGTGGATGTCGTTCTGTGATCCAAATCTACCAAAAGGTAAAAAATTTCTTGGCGCACTACTCATTGAAGCTTACAACGAGCAAGATCTAATTATTAGATCACACTTACTTGGTCTAAATCCAGGTGGCGAGATTCAGTTTTTCAAAGTTCCTGAAATGTATGAAGAGCGTATAGAACCATCAATGACCTATCGGCTACTTACACGTGCCGAATGCGAAGCTATCGAAAGGAAGTACAATCAATGAAATGGACCTTGTACCGCAAAAACAATACCATGCTTGAAGTCGAGCTGCCTGACGACATCTTAGACAGCGGCCCACTGATCGTTGAGCACGATCGCGTGCTGTATGTTTGCAACGAGATCGGCGAGCTTGTGGAAGCACGGATGGTGGTGATTACATGAATGGGAAAGGCGCGCGCCTGATAGGCTTAAAAGCCCAAAATAGGGCCAAAAACCTAAATGCCCGCTATGGCCCCTGCCGTGGCCGCTGGCGCATTTTGCCCCTGCCCCGCTACAGGGGTAGCGGCCCCCCTGCCCTGCCGCGCGCTGCCCCTGCCCCTGCGGCGCTGCGCAAGGGGTGCCACAGGGGGCAAGGGGGCAGCTGCCGGGACCACTGTTGCATTTATGCCACACCCTGCAAGAGCTCTAATATGCGCGGCCATGGCCATGCCTTGGGACCATTGCTTCCTAATAGAGTTTGTTTCGGCATCGCAGTCAAACCTTTTACTGCTATCACTTCTACAGATCCACCAGGAAGCAACCACAATGCATTCTTTGCCCGAACAGCTACGAAACACGCTCCACCACATCTAGCGTATCGCTTTAACCAGCCAATCTGCATCGGTTGAAAACGCACGATGTTGCCGCGCGCTTTCTTGTTCTCGATCCAGAATGATTTCCCTTTGCAGATACCGTGTAGATCAGGAATGCCTTGTTGAGTTAGCCTAGACTCTATGCTGGTCCAAAAGACTTCCGGCAAGTTCTTGCGGAATAAACGGCGCAGGTCGCCATCACTTTTCATATGATTCTTATTACTTTCATGCAACCATCTTTACTTCTTTAGTTGCAAAGAGATGGTCGCATTCAAGGCAACGCCTTTCTCTCACCACTGTCTTATTATGACGAGTAGTTCTGGTGACGCGGCTTATCTCCCCGCACTTGGGGCAGATAAAAGACGCGCCACCTCTTTCTCTTACGCGCTTGAGCTTACGACGTGCAGCCATGGGGGTTCTCCTATTTGCTGTGCGTTCTATCGGTGCTAGCAATAGCACAGTCCGCATCTGCTGCCAAGTAGGTGCAAACAGGAGAAGCAAGATGGAAGATCATCAAGATAAACAGTTGCGTCCTCTGCTAGATAGACTGAAACACGCTGGCAAGAGTCTTGATACTTTGCCACTGCCAGCCTTTGCTCCAGCATCAGATAAGAACAATGACATGCCGCGCGCCGGTGAACTAAGCAGCAAAGTGTTCACTGATTTAACTACTCGCATCATAGAAGATCTAGAGGAAACCATTGAGTCACAGATTAATGATGCAGTCAATCGTCGTGGACACGCTCTATCACAGATAGAGGCGTTGAAGCATGAGATAGACAAGGTGATGGCGGACTACGAGGGGATTGCCAGACGTCACCAAGAAAAGGTGAAATTACTGGCGGACAAGGTGCGGCAAAAGGTAGAACAGGAAACCAAGGAAATGATATCGCTTGGTCAGCGTCTGCGTGATTTTGCCGACAGCGTCGATATTGCACACCAAAAGTTTTTCAAGGAGGAAAAGTAATATGAGCACAGATCCTTCTATGCCTGAAAAATATGCCGGAGGACCAACATCAAAACTTTGGGAACGACAAGGCCCGATGACTGAGCTCGATGATGGTACTGGTCCATACACTTTCTGTCAATGGGGAAATTCCCATTGCATAGATTCTTTCTGTCCTTGCAAACCGAGCATCCGTTATCGGCTCATGTATTGGTATGCTCGATCCGTTACCAAGAAGTACCAGAAAAAGATGTCTAGAAAGGAATGACAAATGGATACCAAACGAATACCGCTAACTGGAGAAATCTGGAAGCATTACAAACACGATGATCCCTATATGATAATGACTCTAGCTCGCTTTGAGTTGGGTCTAGAGATTGCCGTGGTGTACCGTTCCATAAACAATGGGAAAATCTGGGTACGATCACTGGAAGATTTTCTCGGCTACGTTGAATCAGGTTGTCCCCGCTTCCTCCGTAGTTCCTAATTCCTCGCTAGACGAGGATAACAGTGGATCAAGAAAGGATTCGGGCGCAAAGGGTCATTAAGCAAGCACCTGACAGATAAGGATCCCCGTTTGTCAGGTGTTCCTTTTCAAACAGATAATGGAGGTAAAGATGACAAAAGAACAAATTGAATTAGCTGCTCGCATTCGTAAAGTAATTCACTTGACATCTATACCAGGGATGGACGATGTCGCTGTCAAACTTAACAGTGGATTGACTTGGGATGAAAAGGAAACAGCCAAGAGATGGGCTCTAGCATTCGAACTCGCAGAAAAGGGTGGCAACCTTTATGAATTGGTTCATGAATACAAAAAAAGATTGAAGGAATAAAAAATGGCCCCTCCGCGGGCGCTCACTACCACGGAGGGGCCTTCTCGACCGAGTCTCTCACTGCTTCCTAGGGAGGAAAAAGGAATGAGGACTACAAGGACCGAGAAGCTGGACGCATAGATGTGGTATGCGCCCAACCTCTTAGGGTAGCTCTGTTGGCAGCAAAGAAGACAACCAGACCAACACTCCGGCCAACAGCAGCACCAAGATAATAACTCCAACCAGACGCCAGATAAAATTCTGCTCTTTATCCATGAACGACAGGTCCAAAAACCTGCCATCCTAGTAGTCCAAATAAGACAAACTCGATTACACCACCACCAGCCATGTGACCAGCGAGTGGGCCTCCTATCCCTCCGAAGTTCACACCAGCCCATATCAAAACACAGATGACCCAGATCACCCAGAAAAGTAAAGCTCTGCTCATGGCTTTCTCCCATCCTTCGGTATCCACACACAGCCTGCATGTTTATGCTTAATGCATTCTTCCATTTCAGCGGCGTCAATCTCTGCGACACGACCACAAGTTTCGCAGATGAAGCCAGCAGCACTTTTAGGAATGATTCGCCGTACTTGAAACATGATTGCCTCCTTCATAGAGTCGGTATGATCAACTCCTGTTATTTACACCAGAGTCGGTATGATCAACTCCTGGATTTCTATGAACATATCATCAACCTCAGGCCGCACTTCTACTTCCTTACGATTGATAGGACCCCAATGCTGCCGCAGATATCGAAGCCCGATAGCGCACGCCTCGGCAGCAAACTGCGGCGCAACTTTGGCTAGCCGTTGATAATTGACACCTTGACCGCTGCCATAGCAGGATAGATCTGAATTAGTGCAGACCACGTCCTCATCAAAGATTTCTTTGGCACCTTGCTGGAAAGCACCCTCTTGAGAATATTCGTCAAATAATCTTTCTATCTCTGGGCTGCAATTATGAGCATTCCAAGACATCTGGAATAGTCCCGCCTCCGCCGTGTCAGCACTTACATTGCTGGCACTCATATCCCGCCCACAACAATACTTCCCACTAGACTCGCGCATCCCTAATCCGTATAGCAGCACCCAGAGATGACGCAGAGTATCAATGCCATCTCTGTTTACAGCCATATCATATTTTGCAAACTCTTGTTCATACCATGCCAGCACATCCTTGTCTTTGTTGCCAGTGCTGGCGCGCGCCATGTCCAGCGCGGCGCTATAGTGCAGCACATGCTTGCGCAGCACAGTGGAAAATCCTACAGCCATGCCCTTGACATAACCAGCCGGAGACATGCCCCGATTCTGCCAGCTATATCCAGTCACATCGCTACTGTCACAGATGGCGTATATCTGCGCTTGCAGTTGTTCTGGCAATGGCGACAACAAGTAAGGTGGATAGGGCGGCAGATCATATAGTTCTTCCAATTGATACCAAGTATCATTCCCTACAATACCATCAGCGCTTAATTCATTTTCACGTTGGAATTTCTGCACTGCCGTATGTGTGATATTGCCAAAGTCCCCATCCAACGGCATCACTTCCAAACATGTCTGCACCGTCTTGACATCCGGTCCCCAACTACCTATGGCCAGCACTGGTCTGTCAGTCATTGAGAACATCCTTTATGATAGCAAACAATTTCGTGAACACCTTTCTTGAATAGGACCGCACCTTTCAGCATCGTTGCTAGTCCTTGTCGGGCCAGCGCATGACCATGGCCATAATGTTCCCACTCCGGGGACTCAGCAGGAGGCGGTGCAGCAGTTTCGTAGATTGCGCTGAGTACATCCATCTGGGCATCTTCATCATTATCTGCTTGGCTGTGCAGATCAGGACGACGAATGTTTAGTATGGTACCATTGAAACTTTGATTGGCCATCAACTTTTTGCAACCAAGACCAAGAGTTTGACCACAGCCTCCATAGGTCATTTGTCCATAGATCACGTTTCCGCCCAGATAATCGCCGCCGCACCATAAGCTTTGTTGGATACCGGCGAGGGTATCTATGTTGCGCTGTCCATCCAATCCCTTGGCAATAGTGGTCATCGCGTTAGCACCGCAAGAATAGCCATAGATTGCGATCTTAATATCCGGAGGCGAAGCCAGAATCTCATTCGCAACGTCCTGCGTCTGCCAATAGTTAAACACATGAACGAACTCGACTCCTGGGATTGTACGTGCTTCATCCGCAATTTCATCAATGCCTCTCGACGTTCCGTGCCAGTTATCACCATAGCCATATAATCCCCAGACGCGAGTGTTCTGTGCATATGCTGTTGTTGACAACAAACAGATTAAGATTGCTAATTTTGTCATTGGTCCCTCTCAGGGATTTCACGCCAATGGTGCGGCGGCAGCTCTTCACCAACACGATAGACAGCATGGCGCAGATGGTGCGATAGGCTGTGCAGCAAACTAGCAGCACGCCTATCACGTACCATATCGCGCAGCTTTTTGAAATCTTCAAGAGCGTGCGCGGAATGCCGATGAGCTGAATCTAGATTGGTCCAGCTCATGTAGTTGGACCTCTTCCATGGCCAACAATTTCAATCTGTTCACCGTTCACAGTTACTTCCACATTGCCAGTGACAGCAATTTGAATGTTGACTTTGCTGACTTCTGTTGGTGGCTGCACAGTTGGCGGCTTTTCCCCAGGAGGTGGTTCAGGTGCCGGAGCCTCTTCCGCACCACCAAGCACATTAGCAATGGCGTTGCAGATGGCATCGAACTCACCGTCATAGATGTTGGCATCCACGGTACTGTCCACGAAACAGACTTCCAGCAGGATCGCCGGCTCTTCCGTGTTGTTTAGAAAAAACAAGTCTGTACGTTTCTTGGGACCGCGGTTGATAAAGCCGACAGAAGCAATAGCCCTAGACATTTGATCAGCAAGTGTATTCTGGGTAACGTACAGCACCTCGGTACCCATAGGCTTGGTCGTTTCCACATAGGCATTGAAGTGAACTGATACATCAAGATCTCTTGTCTGATTATTGTGATGATTGACAATGGTATTAAGATTTTCATTCTGTGAATGCGAAGTGTCATCATGGAAAGTATCAACATCCACACCTCGTTTGCGCAGTTCCTCAGCAACTGCCTCAACTACACGACGTGCTTCATCAACTTCATCAAGCACGCCAGCGGCACCACGCACATATTTGCCGTGACCAGAAGATATAACAACGCGATCATAAGTTGTCATTTGAGCGCTCCTGTTTCTACCACTGATACCAATGGTTATAGTGAGGATAGTAGTGTGGCTTAGGCCGAATCTTGTAGGCTTTATGATGTTCCTTCAAATGCCCGATGCAATGCTGTTCCGCGTTGCACGATACAGTGCCCTTGGAATAAGTACAGCCATATGAGCCGTCATCATGCGCAATAAATTCACCATGCACTTTCTGGCACCGTGTTTCCACATCCTTAATGCTGAAATCTTTCAGCTTGTAATCTTTAGCGTTAGCACTAACCGTGACGCCTAGCAGCACGCAGAATATCACGAATAGTTTTTTCTCTATTCTGTTTGCTGAATTTTTCATTAGATCGCCTCGGCTTTATGATTTTGGAATAGACGCGGCCGATGGTCTTTCTGACTTGGCCGCAAAAACGACAGTTTGTCATTGGGGAACTCTTTGCTTAACCAATCTAGTTCTGTTCGGTTGGGATGCCGTTGATACCATCCTTTGCCAACATACACGTCCATCACCGTGTTGAAATATTCTTCATACATAAAACGCACACGGTCCATGGAATAATTGGCTTGCGCCCAATCCAAGCAAGCTTGTGGCTTGATGTGATGAATGTTATTGACCGCCCATGTGAAATGGTCAAAGGTTCTGCAGCGATATCCGGTTATCCCGTGCAATACTGTTTCAGTGGCCGCGCCCCAATCAATAGTTATCACTGGTGTCCCAGAAAGAGCAGCCTCTATCAGCACACCACAGAATGGCTCTATGAAACGACTCGGTGCTATCAGCGCCTTGGCACCAGCCAATAATCCACGACGAGTTTCCCAGTCTGCGAAACCTACAAACTCAACATCTTTATATTCACCAGATGCTGCTCCGGCTGCAATCAATCTAGTGTTGGTTGCCTTGGCAGCTTCAGCAGCAATATCTAATCCTTTAGCTTCTCCCATACGACCAAGGAACAACAGATAATTTTTCTTATCACTGCTAAAGGTAAAATCCGCAGGATCAAAATAGTTTGGGATCACTACATTGTACCAGTCAACCTTGCCAGCTACGTTTACCACTTCTATCCCGCTCCAGGCGTGCAACATGGCATAGGATTCAAAGATTTTCCAGCGGGCAAATGTGCCACCATAGCCGATACCCGGTTCTACGACAATCATATCGGTCATAAGTTCGGCAATAGCTTTATGACCAACACCCCAGAAGCACAGCAAGAAATCATTTGCTTGCTTGCGTTCATTAATAGCATTGATGGTGTTGATGTAAAATTTAATGTAGACCGGATCCTTGATGTCAAACTTGTATTCTTGTGTTCTGCCAACTCCATCACCATACTGCTTGATCAGATCTTCACGCGTTGTCACAGATATATGTTCATCACATTCAACTTCACTTTCTTCGTTGCCATAGTGATAGACAGTATGACCAAGTGATTTGAGCATAGCACATAGTCGCCTTACCTTCTGCGTGTAAGCACAACTGGCGTGCCACTTGTTAGTTGCAGTGTGCGGAATGCCAAGCGCGTGAAACCTCATTGATCAGTTCCTATCAAAAATGGAGGTTGGAATGGCGATTGGAATGGTGAAGGTGGTGCTCCTGGCGGCGTCAGTGATAGATATACTGGCATGATTCGGTAAGTTATCTGCAGACGCCGCTGCACAGTCAGTTCTCGATTAGGCACATAAACAGCATCACGTTGACTGTTCAACCAATCAGTGCCGCCTACTGTGCCGTTGCTCATGACGTTGTCGTATTGTTTAGAATCTGTGTTTGCCAAGTCTGGATATGGTTCCGGTGCAGTTGCAACGACTCAACCATATCAGTGACATCATTGTCATGCATGGTCTGAGCTTCTGGTACGATCGCTATGAAATCAGCATAGGCTGCATTGATATCTGTCACTGGTATTGATCCAGCAGTGGCAAACGGTGTCACTGATTTTGTAAGTGTTGCCGAAGGATTCGCGCTCATTGTTTTCTCCTGTTTAACCTAGGACTGTGAACTCCATCCAAATTGGGGTATTGCCTTGAAGATTATGAGTACCAATACCTTGAGATGGATAGCCACCAGTTTGAGATGGCACATACAAGCTGGGACTAACGACCCAATTGTTGTTGTCAAAACGGATTAAGGTGGTCGTGACGATTGTCGGAGCATTTCCAGGAATCCAATATGATTGCTTGGAGCCATCATTGGCAGCAAGACCGTTGACACGACCTATGATAGTGATAGCGTTGAGTGTTGTCAGCGGATTTGTCAAATTCAGTTCAGGATAAATCTTGCCGGTACCTTGTTGAGCACCAATTGCCTGAACAGGGTCGAAACCAACACTGAGAGCTGGAGTAAGAACCCACTGACGTATATGCCAAGTTACTGCCGTACCAGTGATTGCCACACGATTAGTATCAGCATAGGCATCACTCTGCACGTTGTAGAATGCAAGCGTAGTCGGGCTCAGTGCTCTAACGTATAATCCCGTATTAACAGATAAGCCACTTGGAGGCGTGCCAATGATTACACCAAACTGACCAGTGACATAACCATGCGGACTTGCCCATGTAGCAACGTAATTGACTTTATCAACGCTGCTTGGATTGACACCGTCAGTCGGCGTGATCGTTCCGGCCCAATACGCCTTGAATCCCTGACCGTTCGTTCCTGGTATACCACTGGTGCCAGGAGTACCCGCTGCGCCTTGCGGTCCTTGCGGACCTGTTGTTCCCACAGGTCCAGTTGGTCCAGTTGCTCCTGTAGCTGGACCTGATGGTCCAGTCACTCCTTGAATACCTTGTGGACCAGTCATTCCTGTTGGTCCTTGAAGACCGAACGGTCCTGTTGTACCAATAGGACCACTCGGTCCAGTAGGACCACTTGGGCCTTGTGAACCTTGCGGACCAGTCGCGCCAATAGCACCGGCAGGACCAGTTGGACCAGCAACTCCTTGAGCTCCGCCAGGAGTGCCAGGAGGACCAGGACCACCAGGAGAACCATCTACACCTTGTGGACCAGTCGCACCAACAAGACCAGTAGGGCCAGATGGACCAATAGGTCCGATTGCACCATTAAGACCTTGTGGACCGGCCGGTCCAGTTGGACCTGTAGGTCCAGTCGCACCGCCAGGAGTGCCAGGAACACCCTGCGGACCTTGTGGTCCCGCCGAGCCTGTCTGTCCAGGATAACCTACAACATTGATATTCCATGCTGGAAATGATCCTACTCCCATTAAAAAATCAACATTGATAACTAGATCAGGCTCGTCATAGCTGGTGACAATACCTTCAACAAACAAATTGCTTCCAGCAGTCGCTCTTAACCTAGCACCATCAAGGAAGCCTAGATGAAATTCATTCATCACAAACGAAGCTGGCCCCATCTGAATGGAGACAGTGCTATTGCTGGTCCCAGCGATCACAGGTCCAGGCGGCGCAAAAGGCGCAGTGTAAACTACCGCCAGAGGTGCAGTTGTAATTACACTTATATCCTTAACTGTCATATCTGCCTCATCCGATCACAGCAAATTCAAAGTACATATCGCTAGTCCCTTGTTGAGCATGACTACCAACAATCTGACTTGGACCACCATTATTGACATCACAAGCATTGCTTGGATTAGCAACCCACACATCATTATCAAAACGAATCAATGTAGTGCTAACGATTGTCGGAGCATTTCCAGGAACCCAATAACTTTTAAAACCGCTGGTGAAATTAGAAACACCAACTATATTGACTCTTGAAATAATAACAATGGCATGAAGAGACACCAGCGGCTGACTCAAGTTCAGCTCCGGTCGGAGAGTGTTGTCTGAGGTATCACCTCCTATCGGACAAGTAGTATCAAATCCACTACTAATAACATTGGAATACACCCACACTCGAAGGTTCCAAGCCTTGCCGGTGCCAGTAAAGTTGATACGATTAGTGTCGTTCTTGGCGTCGTTCAATGTTGGATACAATGCCAGCATGGTCGTCGATAGAGCTCGAAGATAATAACCTCTGCCGCCGTTGAGTCCTGTAGGAGCCGTACCGTTGATGTACCCAAATTGACCGGTCGTAATTCCATGTGGACTAGCCCAAGTAATCGTATCAGCAGTGGCATCAAGGCTACTCGGGTTTGCCGTCTGTGTTGGCGTAATCGTGCCACCCCACCACGCGGTAAATCCAAGACCATTTATTCCTGACGTGCCACTTGCACCAGGTGTCCCCATTGGACCTTGAGGACCAATCGGTCCGGTAGCACCACGAGGACCTATTGGTCCTGTCGCACCTCCTATTTTTCCTGTAACGCCAGTCGTGCCAGTAGAACCAATCAAGCCAGATGCACCATTAGGACCAGTCGGGCCTATTGGACCAGTTGGACCTTTCAATCCTATTGATCCTGATGGTCCAACAATGCCTGTTGTTCCCAAAGGACCAGAGGGTCCTGTTGGACCACCATAACCTACAGGACCAGTCGGACCTGTTGCACCACCTGAAGCTCCTGGAGGACCAGATGGTCCAGAAGGACCAACAATACCCGTTGGACCTGTAGCACCAATTAGCGATGGGCCTGTTGGTCCTCGTGGACCGGTTGGACCCGTTACGCCAATCGGGCCTGTTGGACCAGTTGCTCCTCGTGGGCCAGTCACGCCTAATGCTATGCCAGCAATGCCAGTCGAACCAACTAATCCTTGTGGACCTGTTGCTCCAGGCTGACCAGCAACATTTATATTCCACTGATTGTGAAAACCAAAGCCCATCAAAAAATCAACATCTATAACTAGATTAGGTTCGTCATAACTTATGACAACACCTTCAATATAGATTTGATATCCAGCACTCGCGCGGACACGCGCACCACCAACAAAGCCAAGACCAAACTCTTCCATCACAAAAGCTGCCGGTCCATATTGAATTTGGACCATGCTTGAACTTGTCCCGGCCATCACAGGTCCAGGCGGCGCATATGGTGCGACGAAGACGGCAGCAAGCGGCGCGTTGGTGCCAATGCTTATGTCTTTAATAGTCACCGAGTAATGCCTTCATCAATTGTAAGAAAGATATTGGCAACGCGTCGTTGATACTGACCATCGTTTCCTACAATGTCACCAACGTAATCTCCAGGAGCCATATATTGCATGGTGTCTTTGTATGGCACATAGAATATTAGATAACCAAAGTTTGGTGGCAATCCTATTTGAATTGTTCCAGCTTTTGTTGAAGCACTCAAGGAAACTTCATGGTCCTCTGCATGCTTACGCAGTTCCATTTCAAAATCAATGCCACGCAAATCTAGTTGCGGTGCTGTAGGATCTGTCGGTGGTGGCACACAATAGACTATGCTATCAATCCAGTCTTCATTATTGCCAACTTCAATAGTCAGCGCCACCAACGGCATTGCTAGGAGTGAGCTCATATTCAATTCTCTTTATTGATAAGAACTACCAGACAATGGATAATCAGTTTTACCATCTATACTCCCCGGCAGATAGTAAGGACCACCACCATTGACTTGAATCTGACCACCGCTTGATGCAAGATAACGATAACCATAAGCAGCACCAGAAAACGAGCAATAACCAGCAGCGATGTAAGCACTTGAACTACCTGTAACGTTGACAAAAGCATTGACGGTAATTCCATGGACGGTAATCAACGTTTTCCAAATACCAATAGTCAACTTCGAGCCACCACCTGCACCGAACAGACCTCCACTAGAATTGAAGAGGTCTATAGTGTTGGCCATGGTGCAATCACCACCTTCAAATGCTGCAACAAATGAACCGAAACAGGTCGGTCCAGTACCAGACATATCCATTAGATGTATAGAAGCATTGTTGGACACAACAATCATGTTGTTGGTTGTGTCAACAATGTTGGCCGTCCATCCTTGCATGGTAACATCGACGCCACTACCACTGACACTTATCACAGGACCTTTTTTCGGTCCCTTGACAATATAGTTTGCCTTATTGGTCTTATCTCCAACAATGCTTATCGCTCCAGCCAAACTCATAATTTTTATTCCACGATCCGTAGTTGGTGGACTCGGTGCTCCTGGTCTGTTATATGTTCCAGGAATGCCTAATTGAATAGTAGCTGTGCGACCACCAAGTAAGAAGTTGGCTTGGATGTTGGTTACTGCTGCATCAATAGTTTGAAGTGCATGTGCTGGATCATTGCTCACGCCACTATTAGCATCATTACCATCTGGTCTCACATATACAATCAAGTTGGTTGTTAGCTTGAAAAATGTCTGGCTCTTGACTAATCGCAGCATCTGCCAATAGGTCGTATTAAATTCCATCATAACACCTTCTAAAGCACCAATGTCTCCGGCCTGAAGAGGCTGGCCATCATTACGATTGATTGGCACTGGTGCCAGCGCGTTAATAGCTAAAGTCATAGCGCCTGTATTCAAGTTCTTAACTTTGACAATAACTACGTCTCCAGGATTAACTGTCGTAATCGCTGGAGTAAAAGATGCAATGACTTGATTTGGAACAATGCTGGTATCTTCAGCATAAGGAATCTTGGTTATATAGGTGTTGTTGATACCGCCGCCTGTAGCCCCAAGATAATTTTGTAGTTGATATGCCGTTCCATCATCAACCAATGAAGCAATCATGCCAGCCTTCATATCTCCAGGCTGTAGCTGTCCACCACTTGCACGTTTGATCTGGCGATTACCTAGTGAATTAACGTTGATAGTAGCAGGTCCAGTATTGTCATTCGCCACCAAAACCCGCAATGGAAAACCTTGACGATATTGAGTAAGAGGCGGCGTCAACGCCACTGACAAAGCATTAGCAGCGCCATTGTCAACACAGAAATTTAAAAACTGACTACGAACCGCCCTGGTAAGTTGTTGAAGATCATTATTGGTAGGAATGTAATTGCTGTTTGCAATTACACTGACTATTTCACGTTGCGGAAATTCCGCAGCTTCTGCTGGTAAGATAGAACCTTGCTGTGCAATAGACGGGTCACCATTAACGTATGGTGCATCAGGATTAGAAACGCCGTATGGAGGATTGTAAAGCATTGGATTTTCCTCTATGGAGTGCCCGCCATCGAGCCGCCAGTTGACAGATTAGTGTAGTCATAGATAATTTTGGTATGTGCCGGTGCCCAACGACCTATCAAACATTCAAGGTCAGTTGCCAATCCAATTATCAGCATAGGATCAACACCACATTGACCAACACCACAACGAAACCAAGTCAATCTAGCTTGATCTACATAGATCTTCCAATAAAACCTGATCGTAGCAGGAGCAATTTGCCAACGTGGCATGCTCAGTTGTCCTGCTTCTTGTATGTCAAATAATACATCTGGATCAAGACTTAATGTGGGATCTGACAAAACGTAAGGATGGACAGGTGTATTGCCACACCTTGAAATGCCGCATATCCAAGGAGAATACTCTCCTATTGCTATGGTGTAACCAAGACTAGCCGCTACTTCTGCAAACCATGCACGCGACTGCGCACCTAGCAAAGTCATGCGCTGCAACAATATAGTACGCCGAGTATCTATAGATGTCGGCTCTTGCAAGCAAGGATCAGGCAAGCCCCACGCTATTTCCCAATCACGAAGTAGCTCTATAGTCTTGCGCGGGTCTGACTCTTGTTCCAACAGATCGGCAGCACGAGCATCAACAAAGCCCCAATACTGCATGAGGCCATAGCATCCATCTACAAAGTCAGAACCATATTTTCTAAGCCACGCTTGCCCCTTGGGTAATAGAGCTAGAAATTGGCGCGCATAATCATCACCAGAACGCCGAACATGCTTATCTGACTGATCAAGGAGTTGAAACTGGTTCACTGGCATAATTGATGTCTCCAAGCACTGCTAAATGACCAGGTGATGTCATGACATCATCTACAACATCTTCCAAATCAAATGATATAACCCCAGGAGTGTTCATGATGGCATAATACTTCCAAGCCGTAAAGATCGTCTGTCCTGGTGCAGATTTTTGGAATATCATGTCTTCTAAACTGGTCTGTATCAAAGCCCTGATAGTGTCTGTGTCTGGATTAAGATGAGAAATGAAAACATCAATAGGTTGAGGAATTGGTGCCACGACCCAAAAATCTTCAACAGTAACCGGCCTGACAGTATTGAGATATGCCGTGACTGCTTGAATATCAAAACCTGTTGGAAATCCACCATTGTCAGCATTCACATCATCCATCATAAATCTAACAGTAATTGTACCAATCCCCATTTCTAATGGGCTGCACCATGCTCTGGTAACTCCAGGCACAGCCAACGCCCATTCTTCATAATCATCTTTATCACCACCCATCGGTGGTTTTCTAATACGCTCCAAAACTCTGCTTCTAAGTTCTTCAGTAGTTTCTTGATCTATACCGCCTTGCATAGTCTCAACAAATGCAATTGCGAAAATGTTTACTGGAGGAGTGATAAAAGACAAAGCTGCACCGACTACTTGATTACCTATAGTTCCTGGATCAACAGCCCTCACTAATCCAGAAGAAGTTTCATTGGCCAAGACAGCGATTTCTTCAATCGTTTCATAAAGAATATTATTAGCTCCAGTAAGTTGTGAAAACATTGGAATAACGCCATTGCCAGTGGCGAGCGCTGTGAATGCGCAAGTGCCAGACGCCAAGGTAGCAAGCTTGCGCCCGGTCGTACCGTCTGAATTAACCAGCCAGATTTGACCATGCCGATCCAACCATTCTTCCTCAGCTGTATCAGGCAATAGTTGAAGCGCTAACCAATCTATATATTGCAGTGTCAAATGTGTCAGCGCACCTTGCGCGTCACTAAGCACGCGGAGCACTGAATTTTGTGGTGTCGCATCACTTCCAGGTAAGAAAGCCCGAATACTGTCACGCACTAGAGTGCGTACATCTCGCAGTGTAGGAGTTGCCCAAGGCATGATTTAGAATCCCATAGGAGATGGATTTGCTTGTTGATTTGCTTGTAGTTCATCCCAAGCAATGGTGTAGCGCATATCAATCACTGGTGTTGGCCCCTTGAAAATACGAATACGACTAACGATTGTTTGTCTATCTGCACGCTCTACATAAGCATCAAAAGAAGAAATAATTCTATTATCCACGAATGGCTGAATAGCATCGTATATGTAGTTTCTAATTCGTACAGTAGTTGCGCCTTGACCTGCCTGGACGCTCTCGATGGCAGCGCGGCGCATAAGCCACAGCTTACAGCCTATAGGCCATGCATTCCAAATAATGTCAGACTCAAAGTCACCCCACCATCCAGCGCGGTCTGTAGAATCTGGATCTGGTAATTGATCATCTAAATCGGCAAGTGCATCAGTCCCAAGTGCCACAACAATCGCAGTGGCCAATGCTTGCGTATCGTCCAACGTTCCATCTTGCAGCAGGACCCAATCTATAGAAACATTATAGTAAGGTGGAACAAAGCTCTGATTGAGCCGAATGTCTGGGACAGGACTAACCATTGGCCAACCTCAAGAAATCTTTAGCTTCTGGCCAGCGACCTTCACGAGCAGCCAAAGCATCTACTTTTTCAAAACACCAACCACAGACATGCCATGTTGGATAACGCAAGGTATTGCTTACCAAAATCTCATGCGGCGTCTTACATATATCACACAGCAACTTCTTGCCGTTTCGCGCCATTAATATAGTGCCCATTAGCCGATCTTTCCAGGAACGTTCTTAGTAGGTCCCTTCAGTGTCACAATAAGAGCATACTTTCCTTTCGAAGGATCTCCACCACAATAGAATTTTCCATCAGAATGAGCTTGAGCTAAAGTAGTTCCTTGACTGCCACTGCTTCCACTACCTCCATCTTTGCTGCTTCCACTACTTCCACTCCCTGCTACAATCAATTGAACAATCTTGCCCGCTGCTCTTGTACTGTCTTTGGAGAAATCAAAAAATATACTCGCCTTCTTGTTCTTATCTTTAAGAGATTGTTGGCCCATCTTCATGCCATCTGTGGCACCACCTCCAGCGCCAGCACCTCCAGAGGCACCTCCAGAATCAAAAGGCACAATGTCATAATAGTTGGTAATACTACGTGGAAATACTCTACGAAATTTGTAACGGATACCTCGACGATCAACATGCTCAACATTCATTTCAGGTAAAAGAGCTTCTTGTTGGAATGTTGCAGTAGTCATATCTTTCTGACTGCTATCATCAAGCAGCGCCATGCGCATAGTCTTATCGTTTGGCACGCTATGAAACAATCCATCAATGGCCGAATGAATTTGTTGCATCATGCCCTGAGTGCCAAACATCCCAGCTTCACCTTTTTCCAATCCCATCATGCGATGACGACGGTCATCAATATTGCCAGCGGCCGGGAATCCTCGATTGCCTCCCATGAAACTCATAAATGTTTCCGCACTGCCCACAATCTTTCCAAGTGCACTCTTAATAGCATCCATCGTAACCGAAGTGAAACCAAAATTCTGCGCAGCTTCAACAGCCTTGCGTGCTTCATTATGCATGAAGTTTCCGGCCATCTCTTGCATGAATTTGGTATCGTCGACTTCACCGACAACCGATCGGCTGCCACCAGATGAATAACCACGAAACGATGATTGTGAAGGTGTAGCGCGGTGCATGGTTCTTTTCCTTATAAACCAAATGCTTCGTTGAACTCTTGTAGCTGTGCTGCGGTTGGTTCTGATGGTGGCTGAAATGCGAATGGTCCAAGATTGGTATCTATATCATTCAACATCCAAGGCAGCACCAGATCCAACGTGGTGATAGTCCCCTTGTTTCTATCCTGCTCATATGTGACACGTTGCAACATCATTTTTTGATTCAACGGACACATCGGACTATCTACCCATACGCTTTGCCCTACGCGCCACAGTTGACCAGGAGCCCACATCCAGCCATAGACAATAGCAGTAGCAGTAACACGCGCCGCCTCGTTCCACTTTGCATCATTCTTAGCGCGGTCTTGTAATTCTGGCCATGTTACAGGTTCTTCTGCTGGAGTTGATAACAAGCTTGTCCTACAACCACTTCCGCCCCAATGCGCCACCATATCTTGCGCATCTGCACCGGCAGTTCCATTGCCGCTTGATCCTTGCTGACCGACTGCTTCATACATCACATAATTATCATCGACATTAATGCTGCACTGCATATTCTTAATATTGAACCCTTCTTTCAATGTAGCTACTGGTGATGAAAAATGATCACCAACAAAAACATAATCACCTTTCTCATTGGAACCTATAACTATACCGCGAACACGGGCTAAACGCTCAAGGAAATCCCAGCATGACTCACCTTTCTGGCATTGCACTTTCAGAAAAGGCAGCGGATTTAACTTGCCGACAATCTCAATAGTATTCCCAGATAGATACGGTGTCAAAACCATTTTAGCTATATCTTCAAACGACATGTTATCAAAACTACCAGTCTTCGTATTGACGCTGGACATGTAGCCCCACTTCGTGGAACCTTTGGCCAGTATCTGTATCCCGTGATTATTCACATCATAAGCAACTTGCCGTTCAGTAACAGTTCCACTCATAACTAATTGACCAGCCAATTGCACCATAACCTGATCGCATGGTCTGATTTGATTAAACGTCCAATCTACAACACTATCACCGCGGCGTTCCGTAGCAGCAAACCGACAATAGTCCCAAGCATGCATCCAACGTGTCTGAACCCAGACAGATTCCCAATCCTTAAACTCATTGCCTCCAATTTTGAGAACTGCTAGTTCCGCATTCGGCGCATCGATAGGCAGCAACGTAGGGCGTGGAACAATAACAGGTGCAGGCATTGCTCAACTCGACAACGCTCTACCTTGCCTAGGACAGAATGCCGGATGCACAATCTTGTTCTCCTGACGAATTTCATCAGCACGGCTAGAATCTGCATACAAACGATGAGCAATAACCAAACTCGGCAATGTGTCAGTAAACTGATAGTTGATCATCCGTGGCAATGGGCGTGCAGTTGTCACCAGGAAATTCACCAAAGTAGAAGCCAGACTTAACAATGCTTGATAAGTTGCCTGATCCATTTCATCAGCAGCTGATTCAATGGCATCCTGAAAAGGTTCTTGCAGTGAATCAATCACTGTTTCAACATCCTGAAAACTAGTAAAAGTCATAGCTCCAATAATATCAGCTTCAGTCGCCAAGCAAAGGGCGATACAGCTATTCTGCACCATGGTTGCGCCCACTGTCACTGGCACAGGAATTGTACTCAACCTCATCCTGACCCAATCAATCTGTGTGCGCAATGCTCCAGCTTGAACAACAAGATCAAAACAATTCAATAACTGCGGCCCTATAGCATCCTGACTCAGCAGAACTAAAGCTTGAATCTTTAAATCACCAATGGCGGTTCGTGCATCAATGCCACTCTGGCCTTTCTGGGAAATACATGTAGATAGATCATCCAACAATGTTTGGATTATCTTGTTAGCTTCTTTTGAATCTTCTGATTGCATCTATAGCCCCGGATGAATACCTGGAGTCGCATGAGGATTTATCGACAATACAGTCTTGACTCGCTGTTTCAAGAGCTGACTGGCCGCTGCCAGCAACGCACTTGTGTCTGGTCCTGACACTCCTGGTTGATAACCATATTCAACAAACGACATATCGAACACACAATAGCCACCAAGCTTTTCCTCTTCCGTCAAACGATAATTGGAACAACGAACATAGAGTGCTGGCCACGTTGGCAGCTGCAAAACTCCAGGCTGACCATCGTCCAGCACTCCCAGCAATGAATCGCGCGGCACCCGATAATCCCGATTATACAGATTATATTTGGGAGAAGTGAAAGGATACACTATGCAATAACCGCGAACAGTAAATTCTTTAGGCTTACGACCCATGTCTTCTGCATAAGGAATATCACGCTTTGGAAACTCATGAACCACAATATGTCTTCCACCAGTTTTGCTGGAACTCTCACAATGAAACTGTTGACCACGAAATGAGGCTGGCAACAATTCATCGCGCCATATTGTTCCTGGCTGACCCTTGAATTTAGCGCGATCTGATAAATCTAAGATCGTACCCATCTTTTTACCTGTTTGCTAAAGAAGGTGGCGCAGAGCGTGTACGCTCTGATGGCCCCACAGAAGCTGGGGTCATCTGTACTTTTTGTTCTTCCGGAACTGGCTTGAATAATGTTTCTAATGGAGTTGATCTTCCACCACTCTCTCCGACTTGCACCTTGATATGTCCCGCTGCTTCTATATCTGGCGATCTAGATGCAGTGTCTATAGTAGAACGAACATCTTGCAAAGATATTGCAATCCGTTCCCTATTGGCCCATCCAATATCACGGCCTTCAGTACCAAAACGTTCTAGAGTTTTTCCTTTTGAAGATACTACTCGTGATGTTTCAGGACCTCCTGCGAATCCAACAGAACTACTAGCGTTTCCTGTAGCTAATCTTGAAATGTTAGATCCACCCAAAGCATATTCAAGACCAGGATCATAATAATCACGCTGCTTATCAGTTGGTGTTTGCGCACCTATTCCTAAAGTTCGTGGTGGCCAATAACCAGACCCTGAACTCAACGCTCTTGAAAGTGTTTGATCACGTGAAGCTGCTCGATTTAAAGTGCTTTCCATCCAAGCTTGTGCAGCACCTCTACCTTGGCCGCCAGTTTCTGCTTCAGCAAAAGAAATAAACCGATCCCGTAATGCTGGATCTTTTAACATCTCAGCAGCATAACGAGCCCTAGCATCCCGTAAAGGTATAACTGCTTCTGGACCAGCTTCACCTATCAATGCAGTAGTTGGTTTATCAACTATACCGCCATGTTGCAAACGCAAATCATGAGGTGCAAATCTTGGATTTGTAGAAACATAATCATCTGCATTAGGTCTTGCAAATTGCATTTCCATACCCTTTTCTACATCTTTCAAATGTTGATAGATAGAACCGCCCCCAGGAAACATCCCTGGTCCAGTCATAAGATCCATTTCTGAATGCATACCTTTTTCGCCCGGCAAAATTGGTCGTTCAGAATAACTTAAAGCTCCTGCTTCATTCGGATTTTTAATAAGACGATCATGAAGTTCTTGCCAAGCTACCGCAGGATCTCCTCCTAGACCGATTGGTCTTCCACGTGGCAACGGCACAACAGCTTCCGGTCCAGCCTCACCTATCATAGCAATTGTCGGCTTAGTAACAATGCCACCATGTTGCAAGCCGGGAATCGGAACTTGCTGTGAAGCAGGAGATACCGTTCCACTATTCTTCATTACTTCAGGATGCAACAGAATATAGAGATTATCATTAAGTCTTTTCAACTCACGAGTATTATCATTGATCTTATCGTTCTCTGTTCCTCCAGGAATTCCTAAAAATGGCTGTGCTTGATCAAGACCAAAATTAGATGGCGACTGTGATGAAGGCTGCTTAAATCTATTCCGTATGGCCTCGGTTGCCACTCCTCCCAAAATAGCTCCTGGACCTCCCAATACATAGCCTCCATACCGAGCAACATCAGCACCACTGATCATTGACTCCCAAAAATTCTTATCTTTCAGAGCAGAAAAACCTTCAGTCACCAATTGGAAAATGGCCCCGGTTAGATCTTTGGCGCTCTGCAACAGTGGAAGTAATTGCTGGATAGCTGCACCTTCCAGCACCCCACCAATTCTTTCAAGATTTACCGCAGTCTCATTCCACAATCTTGTAAATTTTTGAGCTTCAGTATTCAATTTTTCCAAAGACGCAGCACGATCCTTATCAATTTCCTTAATTCTAACTGCGCGGTCAAACTCTTCATTCAAACCAACTATCGCACGGAATCGAGCTCTAGTTTGAGCATTAGTTCTTTTCTGTGTAGCCTCATCATCTGAATGATAATACTTATTGGAAAGTTCAGAAAATTTTTCTTGGCCTTCTACAATCACATTCTGTAGTTCGACTTGCGTTTTCGCATTTTGCAATTGTATTTGAAAATCTTTAACATACGGATCATTAAACACCAGCTGCCGCAGTTGATCAAACATCTCACTATGATGCGCCTTACGCGCTTCAAATTGTAATTGATTTGCTGCCTGAATATCTTCAATAGTTTTATTAGCTTCTATATTCACTAAAGCATATTGCTCAATAATGTTCCTGCCCTCAGAATATGGAATACCTAAAGCTTTCAATTTATTAGCTTGATCAACAATCCCTTTAGCTGCATCAGCTACAATGCTCGTGGTCTTATACAGAGCGTATCCAAGCGCACCTATAACGCCAGCACTCAAAGCAAACTTGGAAGTCAAATCTATAAAAGCTTTAGATGTGCCAGTCGCTTCAAGACCAGTTGCCTTAAGAAGTTGAGTGAGCAATGTGTTATGTCTTTTGAAATTTTCCAGATGCTGTGCTGGCTGACCACTGGTAAATTCAGATATAGATTTCTTAAAGCTGTTGAATCCAGTCGACGCCTGATCCGTTAAAGAAACTACAATTCGTAATTCTTCAAACTCAGCCATGATCAACCTAGATTGCTAGGAGCGACAACTGGTTCAGGAGAAATCAGCGGCCGATGCCGTCGCTGGATCGTAGGCTTTTCAAATGGACCAGTGCCAACCGCATGCACTCTAGTGCCTGCCGGTGCTTCTACGTCCACAGTCAACTTACCAGAAACTTTTGATTTGCCCACACCGTTGCTTTTCTTAGCATCACTATCTATAGTATCCCTCGCCTTTCTTCTTTCCACTTCTTCCTTAACTTTCCTGGCAACTTCTCCAGGCAATTCCATGTGGGTCTTCCCAGCTATTTCTGGAATATCAATTGTCTTAATGCCGGGAATTTTACCTGTTGTATATTTACGAGTACGACCAATAAGAACTACTTCCTTAATCCTTTCTTTAAGTTTAGGATCTACCTTAGGATCTTTCAATACCTTTTCTAGGACATTAGCACCTCTAGAAAAGCCAATCGCTCCAGTAACATCACCTCGATTAAGAGCAGCTACAACTGCGGCAGTTTCTTCTTCAGGAGTTCCGGCACCAGAAATAACAATGGTGTCTGAAAAGCCTTCCCCCAAAGCAATATCACGAAGACTCTGTGCCACTTCCTTGGGATCATGACCACCATAACGCGCTTCAATGCCTTGCGGTAAAATAGCCACCCCACGATTGGTGGACGGCGCTGTAGTTGGTGCTTGATCAGCAGGAGATTTCGCAGTCGCTGCTGTTGGATGATAAAATGATGGTCCTTTATAGATCCTGGACATCTGCTGATGTGGGCGATCCACAACTCCAGCATGTCCAGGCAAACCTTCAATCCCATATTTTTCTCGATTGGCCTCCATCCAAGTACGAAAATCACTTGTAGGTAAATCTCCAGCTCCCCTCTCAGCATGTTCATGCCTAGATGTTCCAGCAGGAGCAGCTAGTCCTTGATGAGTTCTTAAATATTCAGACCTATAATACTGCTGAGTGGCATAGTCACGATCAAACTCACCAAACACTGCTTTCTTGCCAGTTTCCTTCTCATAATCTTTACCGGCAGCAACCATACGAGCAATAAATTCAGGATTTATTTGTCCGGTTGCACCAATTGGTCCACTCTTCCTATTAATCTCACTATGACCACCTCTTTCTTCAAGAAACTTAACATTTTCTTGAAGAGTTGCATCACCAACTGGCGAGGGCGAGGCCGCAGCTCTTCCAAGCTGGCCAAGACCACCACCAGGAGCTCCTTTTGCTGTTGCAGGAACTTTAGTCTGTGCTTCCAACATCTTCTGAAATGTAGCGCCATAATACTGAACTTTGCCACCAGTAACCTTTGATCCTTCACGACCACCAGGAGCAGAAGTCCACTCACCACTCAATGCACCAGACATTCGTCCAATAGCTTCTGGATTACCCTTATTGGCTTCTAGATCTTTTTGCAAGTCACCAGTGAGATCTTGGACTCCTGTCTTCGAATAATTACGGCGATAAACCTCTTGAGCTTTATCCCAGTTACGAATGTTCTGTGCCTCTGGTGACCAACCATCGACCTTCATTCCAGGATGCAGCTTCTGACTTCTCCTGACATTCTCATAATAAGTTAGGACCGTTTCTTGATAACGGCCAAATGCAAAAGATGTACCAGCCCCTCCTCGAAAACCACCCCAACCTGGATACTGGTGGTGAGGATGCATCTCAACGCCACCAATATCTATAGTTTCTCCGTGATATGAATATGTTGCTCCTGGTTTATTAACAGGAGGATTACTGACATCTAATGACTTACCACCAACACCCACATCCCATCCAGCTCGTTTGTTGTCCTTGAAGGCTGGTTCAGCCTCCCGTGTTGCAATGGTATCAAGAAGAGCCATTCCCTCCGGAGTTAATGGTCCTCCTGCCGGAGGCGGACCTAACGGAGCAGTAACGTTAGGTCCAGTCCCCCTATCACGCGTTCCGCTTGGACCTACACTTGGCGCAGCACTTGGCGCAGCACTTGGCGCAGCACTTGGCGCAGCACTTGGCCCTCTACCATAACCGGGTCCGGCGCGTCCACCAAGTCCTGGCAAGCCACCAAGCCCGCGAAATGCTGGAGATTGTGTATCCCCTTGTGGCTGCAACAAAGCAAACAGTCTGTCATTTACTTGAATAAGCAGTTTGGTATTTTCCTCACGGCGCTTCATAAATTCTTCGCCTTCAGCGCGGCGATCTTCAATATTTGTTGACTTACGCATCTGATTCCAAGGATAACCAAGCTGATCACCGCCACCTCCGCTAAAACGCAACATATCGGAACCAGGCATCAAATCCATTGGTCCCCATTTTCTATTTTGATTCTTTTGATTTAAAATGGGAGCATTGATGCCTATATCATTTCCTAAATCTGATTTTAGTGGAGGCGCTACAAGTTCCGGTCCTTTAGTAACTGGTCCAAGCATATCATGAGTTTGTACTGGACTAGTAGGAGGAGATTTAAACCCCTCCTTTCCAAATGGTGGACCACCTTTTCCAAATGGAGCACCACCTTGAGGTCCACCACCCATTCCTTTATTTGATATTCCTAATAATCTATCAACAAGAGCTTGAATTCCAGGAGGTATTTTGAAAAAATCCCAGAAGCTGCCTTTCAATCCTGCTTGCCAAGCTTCCATCTTAGTAGCTATTTCATCAGTAGTCTTAGCGCCTCCTTTAACAAAATTAGAGAATACACTACCTTCACTAATAATGGGCAAAAGAATCACATCTCTTATCCGAGTCAAATTAACTTCAGTAGCGGCCCATTGTTCATTCAATGTCTTAACACTAGCGGCTAACGCTTCATTTCGTGCTTTTTCTTCCTCAGTTTCTTTTCCAATATCTCTTACACGATTAAGATCAATGGTAACGCCTGCCGCTTGGTTTAGACGTTCCCTAGCACGGGCACTATCAGTTGCGATACGGTGCTTATCAGCATCCACATTATTCTTAGCAATTGAATCAGAAGCTGCCTTATTCATTCTTAGAAAAGCTGCAATACCATCTGCGGTGTCTTTACTCTCCGCCAACTCCTTGCGAAAAGTCAACATAATATCAGGACGCGCAGTCATAGTAATCAGGTCCTGAAACATCTGTGAAACACGATGTTTACGTGCTTCATACATAGCATTTTCAACTTGCGCTGCAAGCTTTGTAGACTCAGCAACAGAATAACCGGACTTACTCAATTCCTCATTAATATGATGCAATTCAGAATAAGCAATTCCAAGTTCTTCAGCCGCTATCCGCGTTTCATTTATTTCCCCTGTCAGGTTACGGAAATTTTCTTGTATCTTGTAGCTGGCAAATCCAACAGCTACCGCTCCACCTAGCAAGCCGCTGTATTGGCCAGCTAATTCTTTTAGAGACTTGGCTGCACCTGTTGCTTCTACTCCTAAAGCTTTCATGCTTCGTTCAAAAATAGAAGCTTGATCTCTAAATCTTTCAGCTATCCCAGACCTGCTTAATTCGTCCAATTGTTTCTTAAGCGCAACTAGTCCGGTAGACGCATTGTCCTGCAAGTTTACTTGCAGTCTTAGTTCTTCATATTGGTCAGCCATTATTCTTCCTGCGCCCTTCGCCGCTCTATCAATTGCGCCGTACGATAACCATGTAGCTTGACCTCCTCTAATGTCATTTCCAGAAAGATATTAGGATGCTGATGATAATATTGAGCTAACCTGTAGCAGTCCAGAATTAATTCCTCTGCGTCTGCTGCTACAGCCAAGCCCGCAGATCGGGGAGAAAAAAATCTCGTAACCGATAAGCACAAGAATTCCAATCTCGTGGATCCATTGACTCCAATACAGGTGGCAGCACTCCACACAGTGCTGACATAATGTAATGCATCTTGCGTTCATCAATGATAACATCACCTTCTTGGTTCACCCGACAAGGATTACCATAACGATTAATGTCACCACCACGAGGTTGCCGAAAACTCAACCGATCCATAATCTCACCTTCAGGAGTTGTTATGCTTTTATGAATAAGCTTAACAACTACTGGCCACACTTCCTTTGAAGAATCTAAGCCACCATCTTGAGGAGGCGGATCTTCCATATGTGGAGGCGGCGCTGCACGCGCCGCGACCCTATCCTTGTCTGGATCGACGAAGCCTTCGCGAATAGGTTTGATATTTTCTGCTGGCTGGTTCAAAGCGTAATCTCCTGACACGCCAAGCCTTCCCATCTAACACGGACTTGGCCATCTCTAGTGTTGTTTTCAAACCCACCTTTGCATGTTCCACCCGTGAGAGTGTATTGCATGCCATTGGCAAGTTGCGCGACTACTGTGACATCTGTCTCCGCTTCAAGATCTTCAAGCAAAAGACCAGGAACAGTAGAAAGATCCCCTTCAATATAGGGAACTCTTGGTAGCTCTTGATAACCATGCACGCCATCTTGACCGGCGATCATGGTACGCTCTACACTGCTCGGGCTCACAGTAAAATTCCCACGCAATGCAAACGGCACGCCATCCACTTTTAGGAAAGCAATGCCAGCGATCCGTTGCGCCATTACATTTCTCCTTCTTTGCTAGGTTGAAAATAAATGGGAGCGAGTACCTTCGATGCTCGGCCTCGCTCCCCTACACCAAGCGCAGCACCTATTGCTTGATGTAGAATTTGTTTTACTGTGCTGGTGCACCAGATGACGCTTGGAACGGAGATGGTGCCTGCCCTATAATGGCCAGATCAATGCCTCTGTCGTATTGCAGTCTGAATTGTGCCAGCACTGCAAAGACACGAAGCTGGTTGATAAGATCTGGCGGATACAGAACATTAACCCTGTTAGGATCGTTTGGATCACGTTCAACAAGCAAGTTGGCTTTGAACGCCCGCAGATTTTCCACAAGCCCATTCCAGGAATCGAGCTGATACTCATTGACAAGCTCTGCCTTGATAATCCCAGGAGTTACTATTGCCTGTCCGGGTCCAAATCTGGTACCATCATCAGCGAGTTTCGCGCGCGGGAACTTGGATGTGATCGCAGCTTTCTGATTACGCAACAGTTTGGCGAGTGTGGCCAACGTAGTCACCAATTCATAAGCATCATCTGGCTGGCCATAGAGATTCACTTGATAGGATGTTTGTTCTCTGGCGATCATAGGTTGATTATCAGAGCCACGCTCCTGGATAGCCAAGCCACTGGATGCAATCGCATTCAGTTCTGCCCAATTAAAATCATCCTGATGCGGGCATCCCTTAATCTTGTTAAGCGCCAACGACTGCAACGGCCGTGCCGGATCATTGATCAATGCGCGCTGCGCTTTAGCAGCGTATGCCGCTGACACTTCAAACATTGGGGATAACGCTGTATTTTCAAACGCCATAATAGATTCCACAGCACTATTAAGCGTTTCACCATACAGCAACAGATCGGCATACAAGCCACGCTTAGCACTGAACACATGACCAAACATCTGTCTGTTCCAACCCCAACGCCCAGAATCTGTAAACCCGAATTCTTGATCCCAAGCAAACAGACTGTTGGAGTCAGTATACGGCATGGCGACGTACTCGAATTGCGTCTTTTGAATATTGTTGATAGCATTGTCAAATATCGGCACGCCAGTACCACCAGTCAACAAACCTGTCGTCGGCAAAGTCATGGCCAAACCAACAGGCGTGATCTCAGAACCACGAGTACCATAATAGTTGGTAGTGACCGTGATATCATTGCCATTCACGCCTTTGAATGATGCTGTCAATGTCACTGTACCAGTAGCAGCAACCGCAGTCACAGGTAGAGCCGGAGTACCAAGATTTGTGTATTGAGTATTGATTGCATCGGCAATCGCAGCTGCAATGTCAGTCACTGTGTCTGTCGACATAACATTGACAGGCACATGAGTACCGGCGATATACAAATGGATGGTGCCCGCTTGTGTTGGTGCTGTCGTCACCACGATAGTACCAGTCGCTGCCGCTGAAGCTGCCGGTTCAGCCACCGGGAGACCCCAGACTTCATTCGCAAAATTATTCGCGTAGTAAGCTTGAAACATTCTGCTCAATTCACTACCAGGCCCAAACGCTCGATCCGCTTGCGCCTGAGAACCAATAGGAATCGGAATATCTTTAGTGGCCACACCATCGGCAATCATAATGCCAATTAGCAAAGCACGCAGATTAATGCTCGGCAGACCAGCCATCGAAGGATCCACCTCCACATAGTAGAGTGGCACCTTGATATTCGCCGGAATATTTGCATAGCTAATGGGCATGGTGCCCTCCTTTATTTGGATATTGAAGACTTATCGGGAACGTGGCCGAGTTTGAGTTCTTGGTTCAGGCTGTTGTTCTACAGCTTGTTCAGATTGCTGTTCTGTTGCTTGTTCAAGCTGTTGACATGATTCATCTTGTTTTTCCACAAGCTTGACTGAACCATCTTTCAAGCGACGTCTGGTGAACGTATCATCCGGCCATTCAATGCTGCCTTCTGATCTAAAACGCACACCAGAAGGAATATGCCGCAGCACCCTCCTAAGATCTTCATTAGCTGGTTCAACACGAATGCCTGGACGTTTTGCTGGCACCCGAATACGACCAACCCTTTCCTTTAGTCTTTCGCCTTGCGTTTGCAGTTTCATAGCAACATCAACCATGACCATTTCCTTTCGTTTGGAGTCCAGAGTAAACTACTTTCACTTGCTGACGTTGATCACGGTCAGCTTGGGTTTCTGATTGCTTGATACCAGTAGTAACATCTATCTCATCAAGCGTATCTACGATATCCGGATACCATTCTGTGCGGAACTTACAATAGATTTCATATTGCATTTCAATAAACGGTGTTTCGTTATTCAAACCGGCATTGCCATACAAGTGCCGCCGCGTGCCACGCGCCACACCTTCTATAAGCACACCTTCAGGATTATTACTCTGTATCATGTTGAAAATCTTAGAATTCGTAAACAACAACGTACCTATCTTCAAATAAGCTTGATCACTTAATTTTTCACCAGCAATCTGGTCATTGTTTACAACAATCACAGAAAATCCTATGCGCGCCAGATGAGTAAACCTGACACAGCCCGCATTGTCATCACCATCCGGCGTCATAGTTTCATCTACCAGATAAACACCAAGATAGGGCAACTGTGTCAGTTGCACCGGCAGCATCTTATTCTTTTTTGCCGTGAACCCATTAAAGAACGTATCTGCAGAAATTACATTAAAGAATGCATCCCTAATATCATAAGCGAAGCTTTGCTGTTCAGTGATCACGGTTCAATTTTCCGTATCACTAGAGTAGTCTCACCACCCCCATTGTGCCATAGATTAATGATTTGAAAATCACCAAGCGCAGGCACTCCTGATATAGGTTCAAAAGGAATATTGATAGTATCGTCTTGCACCGGCAAGACAGAAAATTCATCAGTCTTAATATCCAAAATAGTTTGTTGATCAGTAATTATAGACCCATTTTCCAAAACAATATTGATTTCATCACTCCGATAAATGCCACGCGCTGGTCCGCTAAAGGAATTTCCTTTTGTAGACGTAAACGTAACAGGACGACCAAATGTATCCTGGCACGGTCCATACAAATCTGTAGAAAAATTTATCGCCACGTGATTTTACCCTGCAACAACATTTGCATTCGCTGATCTAGCAAATCCAAAAGCGATTGCCGAAGAATCGGTTTTTCACTAGCTGAACCACGTCGCGCTGAAAGCTGTCTAGAAGACACTCTGCGTATCCTACGCCGTGAAGTACGCACGAGATGTGCTTCTCCTGGTTGGGTATGCTGAGTAATAATTGTTTCAGCCACATTTTCTTTTAATGCAGTATTCAATCCAACAGTCCGATGCATGTCTTCAGCTTGCCAATGAGTTAACTCATCGGCCATAAAATTTGGAAATCCTTTCAATTTGCCAATCATATCATCAACCCGCTCGATGACTGAACTAGCATCTATTTGGATGAAAAACATTTTACCAGTTTACAGTGCTCATAAAAGAAACATGTGGAGCACGCAAACCCCAACTCGCCCACACAATCATCTTCAAAGCATAAGCATCAATCTGATACATCGACTTGGTAGCATTTGTAAGATCTGACGTCGGCGTCGTATCTTCTTGTTGCACGGCTGCCACACTAGAGATCGAAAACTGTGGATCAGCAATGGTGAACACCAAACTTTCTGGCTCCAAACATACCACGGTCCCAACAGGCAGACCAACAGATGCAGCGACAGGCAGAATATCTTTTCCTGGTGCATCACCAAATTGACCACCAGCAAAAAACCGTATTGAAGTTGCTTGTTTAGGAGCTGCGATAAAGAAAGCATTGCGGCCTCCCCCACGAGTAGCAATGTCTTGCACAAGAAGACCCATATCTTGGCCGCAAGCATCAAAACCAAGAGTGCTCGATATTGGAGTTAGTGGAGTCACACCATATAGTAGTCCTGCCGGTTTCACTGCCGACACTGCCGCTGTACTAAACAACGCAGTATCCAATGCTATTCCGGCAGCTTCTGTCAAAAGCTTTTTCAAAACATCTTCAATATTAGATGCTTCAGTAATTTCTCGCGTCAAAGTCACGATAACTGCCAACTTTGTCGGCGTTAATTTTGCTCCTGGAAAAATATTCATTTGCCGAACTGGAATTGGTTGTCCTTCTCCAACCCATGTTCCAGCATCAGCCGGTGATACAGCACGGCCAGGAACTGTCACTGATGCCAATCGTCCTAAATCTATACGCAATGCGCCGCCCATTTCCAAACGATAAGCGACAGTCATCGCTACAATATCTTCAATTGCTTGCGACACCGCATATTGCGCCAGCGGTCCAGCCCATGCTGGATCCGTCGTTGTCGCTTGCGTACTGCCCGCGCGCAAGATCAATGGTGTGACTGGATCATCAGGATACAAGCCTCTTGCCGCTTGTTCCGCGGTGCAACCTAGCACATGCCCCTTAACAACTGCGGTAGCGGCACGCCAAACCTGATTGGAAGGTTGCTGAGTCAATTGCTTGACTAGATCACGATCCTGTTTCATTGTCCACCTTTCAGACCCAATGACGTATGTATTTGTAGATCAAGCTTTCAACAGTCTTCCAAGTCTGTGGAAGTCCCATTACTGGAAACATATTCGGACCATAGTAGCCTATGCGCGCTTGCTTATGAGTTAACAAACGAACTCCAAACAATGCTGGATTTCTAATCCACGACATGTAACTTTCACGAATAACAGCTTCAACAGCAAACTTCAATGTTCCTGGTGCGCCATCCGGCAATTGATAGCCGCCGCTGTAAACTACATCAACTTGACCAGTCCATGGTCCATTACTTGATGATAGATAAATGGTGCCTGTTTCTTCTTCAAGCACACAAGTACCATCTGCTAACCAACTAGAAATATCAATCTGATTCTGCATAAAAGTTTCAATGTCTGTCTTAACCACAGGCCAACGCGACAAATACAGACGTTGAGTATAACAATCATCACTAAGCTGATAATAGCTTTCATCAACCTTTTCATAAGCAAATACACGATTACACATCTTAGCAATCGTTTCAGAAATGTTGGTAATCAATTCCTGCAACAAAGCATCCTTGCTTGTATCCGTAGTCGGAATAAACATTTTCATTTTCATTTCAGCAAGCGTCACTAAATCATACGTGTCAGACTTGGTGATTACATTGAGGATCTGTTGCATAGCTCACTTCCTCAACTGTTCCGCTATGAATTGATCAAACATTTTAGTTAAGGAAATTTTAGGACCCATTGTGCCATCGCTCAAAACAGTTATCAAGTCATAACCATCAATCTTAACACCTATCCAATGCGGCGCGGCCTTACCTACTGGTCCTTGCGGTCCTTTATCTCCAGGCAAACCTTTTTCACCACGCTTGCCCACAGGACCAGACTGCCAACCAGGACCAGGAATCACACCTGGATTATCTTTCTTGGCTACAAACCATCCATAATCCAAAGTGACTACATCAAGAGCTCGATAAATTTCTTTCTCAGAATACGTACCACGAATATTGAATGTTACTCCAGGCTGACCAGCCGCCGCTATTAGTCTCCAATCATCAGTACTATCAGGTTCTTTTGCGGTATCGCGAACTGCTTGCCAGCTGGAACCTCTATGAGTTGCCAGATCACCTTCATAAAAGATGCGATCTGTCCACGGAACAATTCTTTCTATCGTACCGCGCGGACCGGCTTCACCACGGTCGCCTTTTTCACCTTGGGGACCACGCTCTCCCATTGCGCCGTTACGCCCCGGATCGCCCACTTCACCCCTCTCACCACGTGAGCCGCTTTCACCACGTTCCCCTTTATCACCGCGCTCTCCCTGATCACCTTTAATGCTTAATCCAGGTATTCCCGGCTCACCTTTTTCACCGCGGTCCCCTTGATCACCTTTTTCACCGCATGGCCCAATCAAACCATCAGCGCCATTGCGTCCAGGTTCTCCAATATCACCTTTCTCACCACGCAATCCAACTGATCCAGGTTCGCCTTTCTCACCACGCGGTCCAATCAAACCTTCAGCGCCATTACGTCCTGGCTCTCCAGGATCACCTTTTTCACCACGCTCTCCAATTGATCCAGGTTCTCCACATTCACCTTTTTCACCACGTGGTCCAATCAAACCATCAACACCATTACGTCCCGGCTCTCCAGAATCACCTTTTTCACCACGCTCTCCAATAGGTCCAATCAAACCTTGTTGTCCAATTTCACCACGCTCACCGCGCATTCCAGGTTCACCATTACGTCCAGGTTCTCCAGAATCACCTTTCAAACCTTGAGGTCCAGTTACTCCTGGCAAACCAGGAAGACCTTGTTCACCTTTAATGCCTTGCAATCCAGGATCTCCATTACGTCCCGGTTCTCCAAGATCTCCCTTATCACCTTTTTCACCGCGATCACCTTTATCACCTTTATCGCCCTTGTCGCCTTTATCTCCATCGGCGCCATTACGTCCAGGCTCTCCAGGCTCTCCAGGATCACCGTGCTTGACTTGTGCTAACAAGTTAGAAACTTCAAGTCTGATCATAAGTAACTCAGCACGCATCACCGCTTCAAATTCGCGGTGTTTCGATTGCATAACTTCATAATCTCGCGACCATTCTCTCTTCCACTCCTCACGGAGTTGAGCTAGAACCGCCGCACCTGCATCAAGCAACGCGTCCGGAAATTCTTCGCTGTTGTTCCCGTTCAAGTTGTCTTGATCTGTTAAGGAGGATTCTGGCAAAGCTGTTTCTTCTTGCATCAGCGTTCAAGCTCCTCTGCGGCTCCTCCGGTGCTTTTGGTGCCGGAGGTGCTGGCGGAGCGGCAGGCGATGCTGGTATTTTACCCGCTGCACTGAGCGGGACTACTTGTTGTTGCACGCGCGGCTCATCTCCAAACGGCACATTAGGAAGATCTTCTTGATTCCGTGCTTCATTCGGTGAAAAGATACCACCGACCACGGCTTTAGTAAGCCCATCAATACGATCCTTAAAGTCAGATCGTAAAAGAATGTCTGTGCTGAATTCTACATAATCATCAGGCTGACCCTTGAGACCAAAGGTCAATCCAAAAGCTTCTTCAACATGATTGATGCAGAATCCAAATCCAGTAGCAATCCAAGAACGCATCATTGCTTCTGTCGTGCCATGAGTACTGTGCGCCGGTATACCTATTATCTGCGGCGGCACTCGAAAAGCCATGGCGATATCTTGATCTGTCAGCTTGAGCAACTCAGCGAGTTGAGCATCACGCCAACTTGTTACTGGAATCTGTTGCGGCTTCAAACCTCCAGTAAGAATTGGAGTACCGCCAGTATTGGCTCCAGTCGTTTGTTCTGTCCAACGATCACGCAGAGCACTGACTTGATCTTTTTCCAAAGTTAGATCAGTGCTCAGCACAAATCCAGGCTTTGCTTGGCGTTGATAAAATATGAATTGTTGTTCCTTAATACTTTGTCCCATTGCAGTATCCAAATAAGCCGCCGCCAATGGCGTCTGACCAATCAATGGATTACGAAGCTGGTCACAATGCAATTTGATATGCAGCACGTCACGCTGAGGCACTGTTGCTAATGGCCCTATACGATTTTCAATAACCCAATTGCCTCCCAAGCTATAATGCACTTCACCGCTACCGTCTATCAGCGCTCGACAATAGCGGTTATCCATAAGATGCAATTCAGTAATTTCAAAACGTGAATTTCGTATACAAAGCGCATAGGCGTTACCCTGCAAATACAATTGACGCACAGCATTCAACAAAAAATCAGACATTGACTGATAATCATTAGGATATCGCAAGATACGACACAGCGAAGAATTCGTAACACGCTCTCGACCACCATTAGATTTAGAACGCCAATGATCTCCAGGACACATCGCCATCGTCTGTGAATATGCACCAACACAAGCTTCTATAATTGATAACTGTGCACTTTGCAATATCGGAGTATATCCGTTCTGCCACCAATTCAAAGAGTTACCAACATCCGCGGGCAACCATCCATGTGTTACAGGAAGATACCAAGGACCAGGACGATACTGGCCCTCGGCAGGAAAACCGGAGACCGCCTTGATGGCGGCTCCGGCCCAAGTAGATAGGCGCTTTGCAAAGCCCATTAGGAAGACTTGCTTTCAGTGCTGCCGCGTCCACTCGCCGGCATTTGCTGGCGCGTCTGATACGGCTTACCTTCAGCATGCTCCATATGCTTGGTCTCGGTAGTGGTAGGAACAGCATACGGATCTGTAGAACCATCAGGTTCAAGTTCCGGATGATGACCAAGCTTGATTAAGTCGGCTTCTTCCTGAGTAGGAGTCGGTCGACCTGTCATCTTCTTTTGGTGTTCTGCTTGCGCCTTGGCGCGTGCTTCACGCTCAGTTTCAAGTTTTTTCTTATCTTCCGCCATGCGCTTTTTTGCTTCTTCCGATACGTGCTTTTCTTCTGCCATTTCAGGCTCCTTTGGTTAAGAATGAGCGGGGACCGACATTCCCTGCCAGCAAACAGATCAGCATGCCAGTCCCCTTCAGGGCATCTAGTGCTGGTTAGTGCCCCGAACTATTAACCCCACTGGACTCCAGTCATCCAGGAAACTACCGGACGCCGCATGATCCAGTTCATATGCATGATCAAGCGCAGCGCCAAGCTATCCGTCTGCCACATACTCTTCACAGGATTAGCAACAGTCGGGCCAGATGCACCACCTCCAACGATATCCTGCGGTGTGGTGTCTTCCATATGCAGTGTTGCTTGATCACTGATTTCCAAGCGCGGACCTTCAGCGCCAGCAGTTGTGAAATCAGCAGCATCCACCATGATGGCCATGCCCACCGGTACCGTCGCCGACTCAATCAAACCCACCTTGAGAATTTTGCCCCCATCGATCATGGTCATAAATGGGAACAAAGTGGTAGCAGCATTCGGAGGTTGGATCAACGAGATACCCAAGACCTGTGTTGGATTCAACATAATAACCGGATTACGAACATTGCCGCTAGTCAACGTCAAGAGCGCCCCATAGAGCGACTTGAAGTCAGCAACAAAATTCGCAAACGGATTAGTTGCAACAGCTGATGGCGTGAGTCCTGCCTGGTAAGAACGCAAACCAGGCGGACGTATTGCCGTGGCCGGATTGACGTCCAACAAAACAGTGTCCAGGCTGATTGCGGTATCATCCAGGATGGCTTGCCGCAGCAGACCCTCAATTGCTGGGATTGAATGCTCGTCCATCTCACGAGTCCAGGTCGTGATGACAGCCATCTTCTTCGGCGTAAGTTGTTGCGACGAGAAGGCACCTTGTCTCACTGGAATAGGTTGACCTTCTCCAACAAAGCTGCCGCTGATCGATGGAGTAAGATTACGAGTAGGAATGATAATCTTACCGGCAGCACCAAACGTCAGCGACAGACCAGCCGCCGAAAGTCGCGGATAAACGCTCACAGGCAACAAGACTTCCATGAACGCTGCCCAGATAGTCTGCACAAGTTCTGCAGCCCATCCTGTCACAGTAGTCATCGCCGGCGCGCTCGCTGCTTTCAGCATCAAGTCGCACATGACGCGCGTAGCTTCATCATCGCCGTAAATCTTCCGGCGGGTATCATCGATAGTGGCGCCGTCGATCTTGGACTTGCAACGCACCAACGCCGCGCGTACCAAAAAGTCAAGCGGTTCCACTTTCTTCTTGGGCAGAATGATGCTGACATTCGCAGGCGCCTTACCATTCCCACGCTTTTCAAGATCACCTACATCCTGCGCGCCACCAGCATTCCTGGTCTCGATAGCCTTGAGATTTTTGAGATGCCGCGTGGCAACCTCAATCTTGGCAGTGAAATCTTCGGTGAGAACCATCTGATCTTCAGAGGGGTTCCCATCGTCGATACCCTCGAGATGCTTGTCGAGATTATCCTGGAGAGCTAGGAGATTTTTCTCCGCCTCCTGGATGCGCTGTGAAAGCAACATTTTTTGTCCTTTCGCTCTTTCACCGTTACGTTCGGCATGCTCGCCAGTTTTAGTACCCTCTTTTGCGCCCCGCTTATTGTCGGCATGCTCGCCACGGTTCGCGACGTCTAAACTCCGCTGCACAATGCCTTTGCTGGCATCCTCGCCAAACACCATGCGAACGGTAGATGGAGAAATATTCAAGCTCTTGGCTACAGCCAAAGCATTGGGATTTGCTGGTACTGATACCAGACTGCATTCCACCAATTCTTGTTTGGTATATCTCGTTCCACCCCAAGGATCTTTGCTGTTAATTGGTGCATGATCCAACGGTCGAAAGCCCACAGATGTTGCCCGAAGAATATCCGCTTCAATCAGTTTGCGAATTTCATCAATACGATCACTGGTGCCTTTCGGAGCCAACTGCAATTCAGCGCGAAGATCCTTGTCTTCGTTAATCCTGATGTTCTTCCACTTCCCTATCGGGAAGGACGAATTATGACCGAACAAAGCAATAGGATTTTTCTTAAAATTTTCAAAATCCCACCCATTAACTTCCACGATATCACCAAAGCGATCTGCCGTGGCGTCAGATAAAATAAACTCCATCCCTTCTGCTGCTTCCGCATGTGTCTTGTGCATAATGAGAGCAGATCCAAACACAGCTTTTTCTTCTTCAGAAAGTTCAAACATCTCTTCACAAGCAATTTCTGCTTCATCATCATCAGGACTGTCGCCACCAACTTCAGCGCCTAGTTCCTCCATACAGCGATCCATGTAATCATCGTGACTTTCACCTTCTTCAACATCAGGTGCATCACCAATTTTAACTACTGTCTTTCGCAATGCCTGCATAGCACCAATATCATCAATAGCTGGTGGACCACTAGGATCAACTAAAATTTTCCAAGCGTTCGTAATACGGATTTCAATCCGACTAAGTTGTGCTACCGTGTAATTCTTTTCAAGTTTAGCATTATGAACCATAGACCATGCTACACGCACTTGATCCTTGGTATCGATGGCAAATCGCTTCTTACCATCCGCTTGATAACCTGGATCTGCATACTCCTTAGCTGGATTTTTCATCATCTTGTCCTTATCTCGCCAAATCTGTGCGCACGCTGCCACAGCTTGATCCTGTTCACGCTTGCCATCGCCCATCATTTCTGGCACACAGCGACTCATAAAATCACTCTGGCTTTCACCTTTATGCGGTTTCATGGGCATTTGTTTGATCCTTCATCCACCAGTCGCCACATTAAGAATGGCACGGGCACCAGGATTAGGCGGAAGATCTTGGCCATCAATGTAAGCCTTAATATCATCAAGTGCCGTCTTAATCTGCGTCACCTCCATCGCTGATACCGAGCGACTCAAACCAGGATAAATCGCTGGATCAAAATTGTGACCGTTAATAGGTGTTGGATCAGGATCACCAATACCACCATCTGGCGTTTCATTAACTGTTGAAAAAGTCGCCATCGTATTTGCTACTTGTTGATCATTCCATTGCTGACTAAGCAAACCAATCTGTTCATAAATACTCATAATCTGCTGCGCGACACCGAGCAGTGAATTAGCAACATAGATTGCTTGTGATTGTGCCGTACCAGTTGCCATCTTTGTTCCTCACGCGTCCATACCGCGCCGATCTATCCAACCCAAAGTCGTGAGTGAGAAGCTGTTACCAGCGGCGTTCTGAACAACATAGACCTGACCGCTAGTATTGGTTCGCACTGGAGCAGGGATAGTGGCGCTGACCGAGTTTGCCGCTCCCATGCGCGTTGTAATGCCGCCTGATCCCATGGTTGCCGTAAGACCGGAGCCCATGTCTGGAGAATAGACCAGCAAGTTTGTTACTATTGTCGTGCCGTTAATTTGGATTGAGAATATCGCCCAAACTTGAACTCCTGTCGGCACCGACAAGACATAAAGATTAGCCGTCGCTCCTTGACCCTGAGCGCTATAATCAGTGACCGGAATAGCCCACAAAAACTCTTCACCGTTCTGAATGAACGCGATAATCTGCGACGAGGCGTTGGTCTTGAACGAGCCGATACGACGAACTTTGGTATCAGAAATACCGCTTGGCCTGTTTGCTCCAGTTACCGAGGTATCGAAGTAGATATCCGGCGTGCCGTTATTGTTCGCCAGGATAACGTGATACCAAGTGTTCGCGGCAACAGTGAGTCCGTTGCCCATGCCGTTGTTGCCGGAACCAAAAACCCACGCGCCGCTGATCGCCTTGATGAACGCGCCGATACTGATCAGCGCGGCGTTGCCACTGTCGGCGGCTTGACCGGCGGCAATATCAAGCTTGGTCGTTGGCGTCGTACCGTCATTCGAAAGTGTTAACCCAGCAATCCAACCACACAAAACCGTAGCCGATCCTATTGGACCAGTCGGTCCAGTTGCTCCGGTAGTTCCTACACCACCAGCAGATCCTGATGGTCCAGTAGGACCTGTTACTCCCTGTGGACCTGCACCACCAGCAGATCCTGTAGGTCCAGTTGCTCCGGTAGTTCCTGCTGGTCCAACCCCTCCAGCAGATCCTGACGGTCCAGTTGGACCAGTTGGTCCTGCTAGTCCAGCTCCTCCTGTTGGCCCAATAGGTCCAGTAACTCCAATAGGACCTGTTACACCAGTAGCGCCGGTCGTACCAACTCCTGTCGGACCAGTCGTACCTGTCAACCCTATAGGACCAGTTGGTCCAACTACTCCTTGTGGACCAGTAGGACCAGCTATTCCCTGCAAACCAGTTGGTCCAGTAATTCCTGTTAAACCAGTTGGTCCAGTTGGACCAGCTAGTCCTTGTAAACCTGTCGGTCCTGTAACTCCTATTGGGCCAGTTGGACCAACTATTCCTTGTGGACCAGTCGGGCCGGTAACTCCTGTTGCTCCTCCAGGAGAACCAGGAGAACCTGATGCACCCGTCGCTCCAGTCGCACCATTTATGCCAGCAGGACCAGTTGGTCCAGTGGCACCTCCAGGTGATCCAGCAGTTCCTTGTGGACCTGTTGCTCCAGTCGTTCCTGTAGAACCAACATTACCTTGCGGACCCGTTGGTCCAATTGGTCCAACAACTCCAGCCGATCCTGTAATACCAGTCGCGCCAGTCGGACCAACAATTCCTTGTGGTCCTGTAGGACCAGTGGATCCAGTTGGTCCTGTAGGACCAGTTGCACCACGCGGACCAGTGGCACCGCCAGAAGAACCAGCTGGACCAGTCGGTCCTGTAGGACCTGTTGGACCAGTTGCTCCCGGACCACCACCAGATCCACCTCCTACAACAGTATCAGTAAAACTTAATTCTATCCAATTACCTGCACCGTCACAGGAATATTTTCCTACAGATATATTAGTGATTGTCCTTGTTGCATGACCAAGCAACGATAACGAAGCACTATGAGTTAATACGATGGATCCACTTGGTTCAAACGTAACTTGTTTGGTGACTAATGGCCCGAGTCCAAATGAAGTAATAGTCCCCGAACCAGTGATTATAACATTGTTCGTATCTACCGAATCATCAAGCGGCGCAATCGCAACAGTAGATGCACATGGCAGCGAGACAGATGGTGTATCACCATGTGCACACTCCCATGGTATAATCGGCATTTATTCATCAGCTCTGTTTAGTTGGTCGCACAGAAATATCCTGTGCGACCTTAATGATTGTGGGCTGTTGCAGCCAAGTAGCAACAAGACGCAGAAGTTCATATACTGTCTGTGCTACTGTCTTCTGAGGCATCAACGCTTGCCTTTCGGAGCCGGAGCCTCCCTGGATGTCAATACAGAGACAACCGAAATACTATCGGCTACATCCATAGGCACCAAATCTTCTCCAACAGTGTATTGCGTTGTAACGATACCACCAATGACAGCACCGCCAGCATCAAGACGGCAACCGCGAACGACATAAGTATCCGGAGGATCACTATCCGGCAAATCAAAGTTTGCAGAGGAGTTTGGACCTTCATAGTTGTCTGCTATTACTCCTGGATCATTGGCTAGTGCCAATTCTATACGAAAGTCGCCACCGATGGTGCCGCCGGGAAATTTTTCTTCAACTGTCTTGATCGTCACTGTTACTTGCATGTTGTTTCCTTTCGTATTTCAAATTGGTACGGACCGTGAGGCGCCAAAGACCGGAAAAACCCCACGGTCCGCAAGGAGTGGACTTGAGCTTATGAGGCTTTTCCACTCACCATCTTGTATCAGGCCGTAAACTGATACAAGAGCGACTTAACCTTTGAAGAGTTTCGCGCGTACTGCGCAGTCTTTCGCTTCCAACAACTTCCGCAATGCTACTGTACGTTCTGGATTACGTGGAAGAGATGAAACAATCGTATCTGCAAGCGTGGCAAAGTGTTTGCTCACTTCTTGCAGTTCCGGCTTCAAGTGTTCCCACGTGAAAAATTGCAACAAAGGTTCGTCCATGATATCACCCTATCAAAGCTTCTATGTCTACTTGCGGTGCTTTCAATGGCGCGGCCCCTACAGCCATGGCCAACGCCACCATTCCATCTATGCGACCTGAAGATTTATTCTTGGATAGTCTGCGATTGGCACTATCCTTGCCTTCCACCACGCTATTTCCAGCGCACATGGACAATACCGGATGCATGCCGTGCGCCATTTTCTCTTCCAACAAGATTTCTTCAAGCTCGCGTAGCGCCGGCGACATAGATTTAGTGCCTTGCCCGAACTCCACGAACTTATCCTTGATTTCCTGTTCGCTAAAACCGGCCTGCTCCAGCCACGGCTTCAGATGCTTCATGTTCCAAGTATCAAATGCCAGCTTCCTAATATCATAGGTATCAAATACACCACGAAGATAATTAGCCACATACTCATAGCTGACACTCCGTCCAGGCGTGGTCTCCAAAGATTTATTCTTCACCCACAAATCGTAAGGCACCCGATCATTGCGCGCCTTCTCGGCAATCCCCTCGCTCGGCAACCAAAATGTAGGATGCACTTGCCATCTACCATGCACCATACCTATGAGAACCAATGCAGTGAGGTCTTTAACTTCGCTCAAATCCAACCCACCATAAACCGGCGTATCCATGATATCTTCAGTCGCAAAGCCGCAGCGATCCCAAACGTCCTTACTCACAAATGGTGCCAACGCCTCCACACGTTGATTAAGCACCAGATTACGATATTCCGCCTCACGCGCGGGCATGCGCTTGGCATCATTAGCCATACCCAAGACTTCCTGTGGATTAAGGAAGTCACCATAAGCTGGATTAGCCAATCGCAATGCCGCTTCACAGAATGGATCAATATCCATAGGCGCAGAATACACTTTGCAAACCACGCGAGGATCTGCTTCTGTCAAAGCATCATCGATTAATATGCTTAACAGATCCCCGTCCGTCGGTGCTTGTGTAGAGATAATTACGCTGAGCGGATTTTCCTGGGCACCAGTCGCAGTCTCGAGTGCTTCATACAAACTGCTTCGCGGACCGCGCACTTGCCCGAGCTCATCATGAACAACAAACACCGGCGACAAGCCATATGCCGTCGTCACCTCTGCACTAAGCGCCCGATATTTGGAGCCATAAGTGGGAAATTCCAAAACCTTGGTAGCTTCCTTGATAACGATTTGATCATGCAACACTGGAGCCATGCGAATAATCTTTGCAGCCAGATTAAAAATTAACGAAGCCTGATCACGGCTTTGCGCCGCAGAATACAAGCTAGAATTAGGAATCGCCTTCGGTCCACACAGATGCACCAGCAATAGACAAGCACTTAACGCCGTCTTGCCATTCTTGCGCGCAAAACTGAGGATAGCACGGCGCGTGCCAGCTGGATTATCGTAAATGTTCCTGAGTTCGTCTTTCTGCCAAGGAGCCAACCGCATAGGCTGACCAATGAAACGACCCTCAGGAACATAGAGCGTGTTCTCAATCCAATGGATAACTTGCTTGGCCGAAACCTTTTCAGGCGGCAGAGTTATCCACTTGGAATGGCTGACGGAACTTTGGCTGACGGTCTTTCTGGTTTTCTTGCGCGACTGTTTCATATTTACTCGTCGGAGTCAAGCGCATCTTGGTAGCAAGAGTGATCATAACCCGATGCTCCCGCACCAACATCGCCCGCAACATGGCGTTAGCCTTGATTACTTTTATTTCCGCATCAGCATCCAGCTTGATTGCCCGAATCTGCTCCATGATTTCCTTGGCCAGCACGATGTGCTGACAGTAAGCCGAGAGCAGAGGCCAGAGTTCCGCAGTGAACCATTGCGGCGGCATGCGTGCCACAATGGGAATCCATTCAGCGGCTTCTTCATCAGACAAGAAATCTGGTGGATCTGGCCGCAGATGATCGGCCATACCATCGACGAGTGCGAAAGCCGCACGATTTCTGCGGCCTCCTTTAGGACGGATATCCATCAGCGACTTCTTTCATGTTGTCCAGGTCCTTTGCCTGGAACAGCAGAACGCGCCGGTGCCGATACCTCACTCGTCAACAGCACAAATGAGAAATCACGGTCGCCGGATTGCTCCACTGGATTGTCCAAAGTGCCGGACCGGATCTTGTACCATCCAGGAGCCAAGCCATCAGCTTCCCGTACCACAGTAGAACAGCCGATCTTGACGGGAACCTGCACATCCTCACCGTTGACATCGATCAACGCATGATAGTTGGGGCTGTCATCTGTTGATACTTCAAAGCTGATATTCGCACCATCCCATCCATCACGCGGCGCGGCCACGCGAATGATAGTGCCTTCAGTGCAATCCGCACCATCACTAAGGCTCTCACCACGAGGGATATGCACAGTAACGACTTTGAGTGACATTGTCTGCTCCTTTTGTTAATCTCTGATCGGTATCGGCGAGTACGGTGGAAGCGGTAGATACTTTGACCGAGTTGCTGGTCCTTGTCGGCAGTCACGAATATCACCAACCAGCTTGGCAATCAACTCCATCTGTAACTTGTTACGCTCACTGGCATTAGCAGCGACTTCTCCCAAGATATAACCAGCAAATCCAAGGAAACCGATATTGATGATTAAGAGCGCAATCGCCAGCGGCTGCGAGGACATCGCAGAAACAGCGGCGCTCCCAACCTTACCAGCTTCCTCAGTCACACCCATTATTTGTTCCTATTGCTTGCTACCTGTAACTGTGCTATAATTGTTTGGTTGGTGTATACCGCACCAACAAATGCTGTTTGAAAAGTGAATAGGAGAGAGTAAATGGCTGAACGTGAGAAGAAATATGGATTGTTCTTGAATCACCATAAGGGCTTCTACCTTTCCGAAGCAAGTGACAGTACTGAAGCCCTAGAAAAACAAGCTAGAGAACTTATATCTAGTCGTGATTTCAAGATACAATACAAAATTCTTCAACTAAACAGTCCTGAAGCAAAACGTCTGATAGATAATGATGAGGAGCTGAAGGATAAAATCCTAGTGGCGTTGACTGAGCAGGAAATACATGAGTTACTCTATGCTAGTCAAAGTCAAAGGAAAGCTAAACGCTAATCAGCGAAACGCCGCAAAAGTACTCGGCGTCGCCGTAGACGAAGATATATTCTCAGCCTAACAAAAGACCCGGAGCGGCACCAGCTGCTCCGGTTTCTTTCAATGGAGAGAAAAACAAAATGGAACTCACTGTCTACCGCGTTAATGCCAACGACCTCATCCCCGTTGCCATTTTCACGGCACCAGATACAGACATAGCTGGAAGTCAGGTTTACCGATTGATCGAGCAAGAAGATATCGATGAATCACAAACCGCCTTCTACATAATTGTCTCCGGGGAATTATTTTTCTGGTGCAGTCTCCCGGATGGCTTCCACTGGCACCCAACGAAGTAGTAAAGGAGAAGTGATGTGACTACGATTGATTGGAAGCCAATGGCCGAGTTCGTGAAAAACAACACGGATTATCCCAATCGGCTGATATTCCTAAAGGTGAAGAACGCAGAAAGCCTTGCTCTGTATGATGTAAAACCTGAAGAAAGCTTTATCACCATGGGACACTGGTATCCAGAAAGCGATAGTGATCCAGGTCAATGGATTTGCGTTGGGTGGAACTGGGACCATGACGAATTTTGTAACTGCGAGGAATTTGAACCAGAGGCTTGGGCAGAAATTCCATGAACTGCCATTCAAGGCCGGAGCAGCAACGCTCCGGTTTCTTTTTATCTGCGAACTCCAAACAAATGACCAAAATGGTCATTTTTCCCAGGTAGCAATTTTTCGCACTACAACCATCTCAAAACCAGCCCCTAGGGAGCTCACCTGTGCGTTATTCCAAGGTGCCCGCTACCCTTATGGCCGCGCCGCGCATGCCCTGCCACGGAGTCGCCCTAGGGCATTGTGAGTTCATTGCCCCACCAACTCGCAATTAAGGCAAGGGGCAGAGGCAGAGGCAGAGGCAAGGTGCCGCCAAAGGGGCTTGCTACCGGTAACAGCTAAGTGCTTGAACTCTAACTAGAATTAGCCCTACCTGCGGCAGGGTGCCGCACCTAGTCGTTTTCACACTATTTTTCTTGCATGCTACGGGTAGCATGTTATGTTGTGTGTGTTGGCGCTGCCCATGCAGCGCGGTTCACCGGTAGGGCCACGCGATTCCAAGCGTGTGGTGCGGCCCAAAAAGCCAGAGCAACCCTACTGCGCCCCCTCCCGCTAAGTAGCGGCTTGGGCCAACCGTGCGCCCCGCGCGTACAGCCCCCTTGCGCAGCCCTCCACCGCTTTTGGTGGCGCGTTGGCCAGTGCAAGGGGTGCCAGTGCGGTAAGCCCATGGCGCTGCAAAGCGCACACTGCCCCTGCCGCGCGCCGCGCGGCGGGTCTTCAACTGTTTGGTATGCCTTACCAGCTGCCAAACATTACCGCGCCCACAGGGCGCACTTGAAAGAGAGTAAACTCAAATGGCTAAGAAAGCCCAGAAGACCGTTCCCGCCACCTCCACTCTGGTTGCGGATCTCAAGGCCTCCGCCAAGGATGCCGCCCCGAAAGGTGCCAAGGTGCTTGTTGCACCGGTGAAGACCACCAAGAAGGGCAAGGTGACCAAGGCGGCAGTCGCCCGCGCGGTCAAGTCGGTGACCCCCAAGGAGGTGACCAAGACCAAGGCGTTCGCGCCGAAGTACGACGTGTCACAGAAGATCCAGGTGCTCGTCGATACCAATCCGCGCCGCGAAGGTCTGCCGCCCTACGAGCGCTTCGAGGCGCTGCGCAAGTCCAAGACGGTCGGCGACTTCCTCAAGAAGTATCCGGAGTGGCGCGCCACCATCGCCCGCGCGGTCAAGGAGAACCTGATCAAGGTTCTTCCGGTCGTGTTCGCGGTCATGGTCATCGCCGCGCAGTAACGCACAAAAACGGCGGGGCGCACGTTGCGCCCTGCCACCAACACCACAGGAGAAAGCAATGAACCTGATGAAAGATCCGGTATTTGCCCAAGTCGTTGGTTGCTTATTCAACGATCAGGGCATGGACATCCCGGAAAATTGTTGTGTCGATCTGACTGACCTGCCTATCGATCGTGCACGACGCTACCTCGCAACGTTAAATGCAGAACAACTGGAAGCGTTTTGCATCGGCGACCGCGAAGAGGAAGTTGGCCCCATGGTGCAAGCTGGAGGCCCAGACGCAGAGGCAGCCCACGAAGTAGTGGATGAATTGTTCATGATCATGGTCGCTGACCACGGTGATTGGGCAATTCCACAGAAATAAACCCCCCACCAACACGCCGCGCGTTGCGGCGAGGAGCACCTGAGTCCGTCCTTTTTGCCCACGAAAACTTGTGAAAGAGGCGAACGGACAGAGCGCTCCTCACCGCAACGCGCGTCAAGGAGTAACGAAAATGGAAAAAGAAATAACGACCTACTTAACTGTGTGTTTCATAGGTCTCCTATTCTGCAGCTACTTTCTACCCTACCTCGTCGCAGTAATTCGCTCACATCGTCAACGAACAGCCATCGGCATCCTAAATTTGCTGCTCGGTTGGACATTTCTCGGTTGGGTCGCTGCGATAGTCTGGGCGTGCACGGCGGACACGGTCGAGCGTCGTCCAATCAGATTCTAATCACGATCCAATCAAACGATCTCGTTGTTTGTTTGGATCTCCTCTCATCTCATCTCTCGTTCTGGATCGGGACAGATAAATCTGTTCCGAGCCGGAATCGCTCCGCGACGTCTCGCCCGAGCTCGGGCTGCTATTCAAACAGTCCCCCCCACCCTCCGGAAACTGTGACAGACACCCCATTGAGATATCCAAACAAACAACGCGACATCCAAACAAATACGAACCCGAATTCCAAACAAATAGATCCATAGATTCTAAATCCATCCTTCATATCCAAACAAACAACAGACTTGACATTACTATCTAGTCCACATCCCATGACACCTATTAGTCCATTTCCTAATAGGACTATTTGCTTTTGTTCCAAACAGTATACGAATATCCAAACAAGCGATGTCCAAATAAGAACATCACCGATAACGACACAGAGGATAGAACAAAGCATACTTGTGAACAAATAACTAAGAGGCACGGCACGCGCCCATTGCTTAAAGGAAGGGCTACTATGGCAGGCACAGTCTATCTAGTGCCAACCTGGAATCCAACGCATCCAAATAGCAAATAGAATTCCAGCACAGAGCAACAGCCAGATCCTGGCACCCCATGGCGACAACATAATTATCCTAACAAATCCAGATTGTGCTTCTTAGCTATCGGCTTCTTGTTGCGCGTGCGCAATGCTGCTTTGTTGTTAGCATAATGATTAGGATCTAACGGCCAACCATCCACACCGACATCGCTGCAAAAACCTTTTTCTTCTATTTCCCTTTTGCTCCCGTTATGATGTGTAAAGCACAACGATTGCAGATCACCTGTCCAAAAAAAATTCCAATCACCCTTGTGTGGAATGATATGATCAGCAATAGTTGCTGGCGTTGCTATGCCACGTTGCAAGCATATCACACACAACGGTTCCTTCCTTAACTGAGCACGACGGCGCATGAACCATCGCTTGCGATGATACATGAAACTGAATTGTGAACGCGACATAATCTTTACCTCAATGCCAGTCGTTAGGGCTACTTTTAAATATATATAATAACGGCACAGCGCAGCTTACCGAATGAACAAAAAGACAGCGACAACACCAAACATTATTGCAGCCATAACAATCAGCCACAAACCCACTTGACTGAACTGCGACAACATGAACCTCCGGCGATACCGACAAAACGATTATCGGTTGTCGTGACCAGAAAACTAAACAACGCTCAAATAAGATGTAGGCTCTCGGCCCGAATATTCTTAGTATCTACAATCTTGGAAACGGGCGGACCGATGATGTTGAACAAGACTTCGCATCTATCCTTGTCGGTCATCCCATTAAAAATCCCAGTCCAACCTCGCATATCGTTTCCTCGAACTACCGTAACGACATGACCAACATCTAGGTCTATCAATATCAAACCTTCCGAGTCTTGCCTTCCTTGTAGTTCTTCAACATGTTCATCAGGAACAACACCAGGAGCTCCATCTACGAAAATTGGATCTTTCGCACCATAGGTTCGACGAAGATAGGACCAATTCCCATCATACTCAACAAACAGATAATTGGGATAGAGTGACTTGATTCTTCCGCTTCGCCAATCGCGAAATCGTGGTAGGAAGGTTTCTTTCCCGAACAGCTGGACATAGCGTTGCGCTACCAGTTCACGTTGCGGCTCCGTACGTACGACCATCCATGGCATTGGCGCGGCCTTGCGGCATTGGGTCGGCCTTGTAACGCAAAACGCGGCGCGATGCAAGCGATCCAGATTTTTCCTGAACATTTATATCTGCACCAAAACTGCGCAAGCCTCCCGCTCTTTGCCTTTTTGCCCCAGTCGCCTAGGCCGCAAGCGTTAGCGGCCAGCGGCCGACGGTAAGCGCTGCCCCAGTCTTTTTGCAAAGGTTCTTCCTTTGCACGACTGGGGCAAGCGTCCGACTGGGACAAAAAGCAAGGGGGCTTGCTAGAACAGTTTGCCCCAGTCTGCCCCAGTCTTTGCCCCAGTCCATGGGGGTGACTGGGGCACGCTTAAAACCTTATCAAAATAGGGTATCTGGCTTGGTCGATTTTTTCACCGTCTGTAGCATGGTTGCACGTTTGCTTTTACTCCCGCATCCTTGCCGTGTTTCACGCTTACCTGGAGATTCATATGGGAACGATACTAGTATTTCACGTTGTTCAAATGCTTTGATAATGTCTCTAGCAGTTTTGTCTGAACATCCTAATTCTTTAACTATCAAGAAACCAACCCAACGACTACTTCCTGATGTCTTGGTAGAGCTCAATGTGTAATATTCAATACCTTTTTCAACCATGATCCCTTGATCAATTTTACTTACCAAGTTCTCAATGTTTTCCTGTGTCAAATTCCCGAGCTTATCTGGCGCATTCCAAGGCATCAACGCCCCGACATTGTCATTAGGTAGTGACCCATATCCATTTTGAAGTTGCATAGTTTCTTTTTTGAACCAAACAGTTTTGGCGTTCGGTAGATTATAATTTCCTTTTGCATCATCGAACCGAACATACAATTTGCGATCTTCTTCTAGTACCTCATATAATTGTGCTTCATCCTTTGTCATATTAAACATCGTGGTAGCTGCACGAATTAGATTGCCTAACGCGCCACCGCCACGTAATGCATCCACATCTCCTTGCAGATCCTGCGCGTATTTCTTAACATGATGAATGAGCCAGACAGCACTTTGCGTGTCGCGTGCTACTTCTCTCCATAGACTACCAACATATTTCAACTCTCTATTAGTTTCTTCACCTTCATATGTTTCTGCAAACGGATCAATAATTATAACGTCGAATTTTTCATCGCGGATAAATTCCTTGAGATCATCAACAACAGGTTCTCGTATAAGGCTACGAGTTACCTTGTTCTGTTTGGCTATCACTAGACGAGTATCATATTCTGCAGCGATTATCCAATCTTTCAATATTCTATTGTCGTTCATTCCCATGCTATGCTGTGCAGCGGCAAATGCTCTCCTGCGCATTTCATCACTGTCTTCTTCTAGATTAATAATTAGTGTGCGATATTGTTGACGTGGTGTCCAATTGCTCCACGATCTTCCTGTCGCAAGCATGATGGCGATACATAATGTGAAAATAGATTTGCCGGTTCCTCCAGGCGCGGCTGTCGCCGTTAAATGTCCTCGCATGAATAATCCAGGGACGAGCCATGGTCGTAGTGGCACGCGCGACTCGTCGATGGGAAACAAAGCATACGTACGGAATTTGGAAAACTTTTTTGGTTTCACATCATCCTGTGTCTGCTGTCTCTGTTTCTCTTGTTGCAGACGCTGATGTTCTTTTCGTTGTTCATATCGGTCGCGCCAGCTGGAATCGTTGATGTCGGCAAAATAAAACACTGAGCCGATGTTGATATCCTTGATGTCCTTCACTTGCTTCCATTTGCGCTGGCATTCTTTTTCTTTGAACTTGTTGCTCTTCGCACTCCAATCCCGGAATGTCGTATATCCGTTATCTCCTAATGCTCGGAAGATGGCAGCACCGAGACGATACCAATCTTCATATCCATCTGACGGAATACTGTCCAGTGCCGCGTTGATAGCATCAATGTCAGGTCCTTGACCAAAATCATAAGAATCTTCGAGGTTGACTCCTTTGCCCATGTCTTCATCCAACATGCGCAATACTTCTTCACTGGTTTTTATTTCATCGGGGTCGAGTGGCTCTTCTGATCGTAGACCAAAATATTCATTGATACGTTGCATCAACCATTCAGGTGCATCTGCTATGGCTTTTCCATTGCTGGTGTATTCCCGTCCGTCTGCCATCCGGCTCGGTGGTACGACGATATAACCGCCATCTGCCTTGATCTCTACACCGGGCATCAATTTGCCCAATGGAATATTACGAATGCCTTCCTTCCAAATAAAGATGTAATGCTTGCCGCCGCTCGGAGTATTATGAATGCGAGTATCAGCATCGACGCCAGCATTTTCACTGGCAATCATCATGTTCCACATTTCGACGCCACTGATTTTATCCTTTATGTCTAGATCAACGCAGAAGACTCCACTCGGCAGACCCATGGGTACTCCAAGCATGGCCATGGGAGTAATAGCCCACCATGTGTCTATTTGCTTGGGGTCCAGTGATGCATCCAAATGTCCGTGTGCAGTGAGTGGACGCTTGTTGAGGGGATTGCAGGGGAAGACGGGCCAGTTATGCTCGATATAGGTATGTGCCGACTGCCTTAGCTCGGTCATGGGCGTTTTCCTTATGTGCACAGGGTGGATATTTGGAAGCTAACGCAAGACCAATCAACACACCGACAGCAACAAAGACACCAGCTATGAACAAAGCTGCCAATGCTGCATAGATTCTGTTTAGCATGGGATGCTCGCGAGGGATTAGGGTGGCAATGCTGCGCCGGATTTATTTGGAGTACAAGCTTTTTTATGGCGACTCGACTTGCTATATATAGCAAGGGCGATCTGTTGCAGAACAGTGTGTACTTATGTTACGCTTAGGCAACTAGGCAGCTAAGGGTATTAGAAAGGGCGAACAAAATGATAAGGTTTACTGATGGTGTGAAAGAAGGTCGACAGATTGTTATTGCCATTAGACGACGTGAAACTGAAAATGAAAAAGATCAATGGCGCTTAGGTGAAATCGCGGCTGATCTTGAACCTAAATATGGAGAACAAACACTGGAGAAATTTGGTGAGGCTGTTGAGTTGGATGTAAGAACAATTCAGATGTATCGCCAAACTTTTTTAGCATGGAAAAAGGAAAAGCGTGGGCGCCCACGGTTTTCTGTTGGAAAAGAACTCAATAAGCATCCACATAAATCAAAAGTTATTAAACTTTATCCCAAAATGACTCAACGAAAAGCGCGAGAAGTGATGCGTAAGCATAAACGCGCTACCAAACAGCTACCGGCGCTGAACATGAACAATGTAGCCAATCAATTATGCCATTGGCTGCAAATCACATTCAAGCAACAGCGATATGTGGATCTATCTAAAGCGATTATCAAATATCAAGCCGAGATCGATGCTGCTCCACGACGTGCATTAATTAACGAATTACGTGCTAAGATTAACCTACTGCAAACTCTGCAACACAGACTAGAGGAGAAGAAAGATGAAAAAGCGAGTATCGTGGCGAAAAGATCCAATCAGGTCCTCCTACCGTAAAGAGTATCTAGAAGGTATCTGTAGAATCGTTGAAAAGTTGGCAGATGCTGGCTACGTCAACATCTACTATCATCTCATAGTGGATGTACAATTAGAGCGCATGAAATCTGCGAATATTCCCATGGCAGATGCAACCATCGATCAGATCTGTTGTGATACTCAGTTTGTCATGGGCAGGAAAATCAGAAAGCTGTTTGAAAATCGGAAACATGGTTTCCGTGCTATCCCACAAAGCGAAGCATTCTACGAAAGATATCCACTATGTACTAGTGGTCCGCACAATAAGCCAGTCAAGGAATTTGTATTGGATGCTCTAAACATCATTGAGGAAGAAAATCAACTGCGTAGAGTACCTAGCAAAGAAACTGAAAATGAAGCACTTACACGTTTATTCAGAAGTTGGAAAGCTGGTCATCGTGGAGCATTTGGCTTACGGATTATTCCAAGGAGCCAGGAACAGAAGGATCCGTTTGCATTGGTTTGGGATCATGACAAGATATTGATCGCAGCCAATAGTTTTGTTGAAGTAGAAAAACGATTTGGCAGCGAACGTCTTACAAAAATACAAAATAGTGGCCATGTCGTCGAACTATCACAATTGGCTGGCAAACGAGAAGCGAGTTGATCATGTCTAATAATCAAAAAATCTCCAAGGAAGAATTAGCGTTCATCCGAACACTAAATGATTTTGACTTAACTATGTTTATCAGTGAAGTTCATGATCATGGATGGCCTTAATTAAACAAGCAGTTAATCACGAAAAGAAGTAAAAAATAAATTTCCTACTTCAGCCCCGCGCCGACTTGCGCTGGCTTTTTTATTATCTATGATCTGTTAGCCCTAACAAGGGGGCTTGCCTTTCTCATTATTATTTGCTAGCATGCGTCCCGATCACTAGCAAAATAGATATCCTAGAATGTTTGTCAGCCGTTCTACTCCGATGACGCATCAGCTAGAAGCTGTGAAGCGGGCATTGCGCAAGCCTATGGCGTTTGCCCATATGGCTGAAACTGGAACTGGAAAATCTGCCATGGTGTTGTACGAGTGGCAGCAAAGAGTCAACAAGAATGAGTTGACAGATTTATTGGTAATCGCACCGAACGGCTGCATACGCAATTGGTATGAAAGCAAGAGCGACGATCAACAAAGCGAATTGGAAACCCATCTAGACCCTATGTTGCTGAAGAAATTGCTGATAGCGAATAATAGAAAAACCGCAGCTGATAGAAACCGACGTGCTGCCTTGATAGAAAGCAACGGCAAGGTGCCGCGAGCTCTGTTTGTGAATATCGAAGCGTTGAGCAGAGGCAAGGATACTGAAACTGAATTATTGTGCCGACAGTTTCTCAGTGCTGGTAAAGGAATGATGGTGATAGACGAAAGCACGACCATCCGTCATGGTCGCAGTAGTCGCACCAAAGCAATCATGCGGCTGGCCAAGTTCGCGCGTAGTCGGCGAATCTTAACAGGACTAATAGTTCCACGAAGTCCGCTTGATCTATTTTATCAAATGTATTTCCTGGACCCGCGAATACTCAACTTCAATAGCTTCGTGGCATTCCGGGCGCGCTATGCGAAGATGCGATTGATGAATGCACCACCCGAGCCGATAGTGGATATGCGGCTGCGCCAGATGTGCACCAGGAAAAGAATACGGATGCCGGACACCAAAGATTGGACAATCCAGCAGCGTGCTGATTTCATAATTAATAACGGAGGCTACATAGAAGGCGTGCCGTTGATAGATCATTACCAGAACCTGAATGAACTGCGCACGATGTACGAACCATACTGCTATCGTGTTATGAAGAAGGATTGTTTGGACCTGAAGCCCAAGGTATATGAGCCACGCGATTTGACATTGACTCCTGAGCAGACGAAAATCTATAAAGACATACGTCATCAGGCGATGGCCGAACTCAAGAGTGGCAAGTATGTATCGGCAATCAATGTGCTGTCGCAGATGGTGCGCTTGCACCAGATAGTGTGTGGCCATGTGAAAACCGAAGACGGGGAAATCGAGGACATTCCCAGCCGACGCATTGATGCGATACTAGATATATTGGAAGAACACGATGGCAAGGCGATTATCTGGGTGACATACGATCGTGAATTGCGCAAGACGGCGCACGCCATACGCGCAGCGAAAAACGGCGACAGTAGTTTAATGTATGGGCCGCAAGCCGTGGCTTGTTTTTGGGGTGGAAATGTTAAGACACGGGCAGAGGATGAAAAAAGATTTCTTGGAGATCCTAATTGCCGGTTCATGCTCAGCACACCTCAAACTGGAGGTAAAGGGAACACCTGGAACGTTGCCGATCTGGTTATATTCGCTGCCAACAGCTATGACCTGGAACACCGATATCAGGCAGAGGATAGGAACCATCGTGTGGGACAGACTAAGACCGTGACATATATTGATCTGATCACACGTGGCACGGTAGAAGAAAAGATTGTGAAGGCGTTGCGCAAGAAGCTTGATCTAGCCAGGATAATCACTGGCGCAAACTATGAGGACTGGTTGATCTAACAACAGGAGAACTCTAATGTCCACACTCGGCATAGTTTTAGTCATCATCCTTATCGTGCTCCTGCTAGGCGGTGGTTTCGGCGGGAACTATGTAGGAGGATATGGATATGGTTTTGGACACGGAGGCATCGGTGTCCTAGGCATCATCCTAATTGTAGTTGTAGTGCTGCTGTTGATGGGGCGACTATAGAATTCGGATCGCGGCGTCTGGAACGACACTCTGGTGCCGCCGATACAGAGGCTGCCCCGACCTCTGCGGTATTCCACATACCGTTCAGCTCTGGCTGGTGTCGCCAACGCAGAGCTAGGGGACAATATATAGGAGGACTGATGTGACCCTCCATAGGATCAAAGGCAAAATAGAGTTTGAGTGTGATACCTGCCAAGAAATTCTAGCTTCTGAAACTGCTGACTTTCATGAAGCCATAGAGAAACTGCGTAGCGAGGGATGGACTGCTCTACCACCCCTTGATAAAGCGCATGGAGATTGGAGACATCGCTGCAATAATTGCAGATTTCCTAGGAGCTATGGGGAGGACTAAGATGTGGCGCAATCTGCTGCAAAAGTTTCGCTCACTGGTATCCAAACTCAAATGGAAGAAAGCACAAGCATCTGAACCCAAAGAAGATGCCGAGAAAAAACTGTGCCCACGTTGTGGAATCAACCAGATAGATCCAGTGCTTCTTGGCACAGAGAATGAAGGGCATATATGTGGCCAGTGCTGGACGCAGGATCGCCAGAAGGATGAACAACCAGAACAACCAGAGTTCAAACCCAATCGCGCCACTCGGAGAGGTATGAGCAAGGAGGCGCGTATTTATGAACGACGACGACGCAAGTTTGATAGGTTCGTGGTGCCACAGGGCACGCCACCAACTCCGATAGAGCGCATAGGAAATCCCAAGCCGAAAGTCAAACAACCAGAACTTCAATACACTGATGATGGTAATCATTTCAGTATAGCTGACAAATATCTAGTTGATAAACATCACAGCGATCGCAAGACAGAAGTGCTGTATGATCCACATGAATTATTTGGAGAGTTTAATTTCCGTGATACTGTGCTTGACCAATTGGAACGCTACTACGTTTATCTAGAACGGATGCGCAGGCACGACAAAGGCGCTTACGAATTCTATACTCATGTTGGTGCCATGTTGCTGCCGTATCTCGCCGTTCCCGATACCTGGGATCCAGAAAAAGAACATCCTAAAAATGAATACAGAAAATTTGCCGAGCCATCATCGTGGTTCCTGCGTCATCGTCCAGCATTTGGATGCGTGGCCTATGGCACCAGTCCAGAAATAGAAAAGATAGAACGTGGTGAATATCGCAAAGATCCACAGAAGGATAAGTATAGAACATGGATTCCCAAGTTCATGTACTTCGTCAAATATCAGGACCACGAAGCACCCCCGGAAGTACAGCCTAAGAATGGCGGTGATGTTTACAAAATGACCGTGTGGTGGGATAAGCCTGAAGAAAAGAAAATGAAATACGGAGTGCCTGAAGAATATCCTATCTTCATAAGCGCTGACGGCAAGGTGGAAATACTTCGCACGATATCAACAGAGATGTTTCCCATCTACAGCAAGAAATATGGATTGAACCATATACCACAACGCGCCTGGAAACTGCCGCACCATGCCGACGATTGGGCCAAGTTGCACCATACCAGCAGCAGGAAGCTGTTGAACAATTTGTTCTGTGGCTTGGTAGAACACTTGGAGTATGCCGCCTTTTCCATGGTCCGTGTCTCGGTGATAAACAAAAAAGGGCAGCATGCCTTGTTCTCTCTTGACCCACGACGCATGAGCTATTTCTTTCAAGATCGGGATTATCAACTAACAGAACATGGGGTGCGCAAGAAAGTGTTCCATATGGTGCGGCCGCATGTGCGCAGTGATGGCACCGTGACCAAGCTGCATTTTCGTGGTGTGCGAGAATTTACATGGGCTGGATATCAAGTGAAAATAACTGTGCCTGGAAAAGACCACGCCATGATGGAGGAAATGGACGTTGGAGTTTCCGATGAGTTCTGGGCCAAGAAAATGGATAAGGATGATATAGTCGGGGAAGGTGAAATAGGGCGTTATATGCGATCGATCATAGATGGGAAACCACTCAGGACTGAGGAACTAAAAACATTCAAGCCCAAATCCAACTAAAAGAAGTTGCTAACAGTAACGGATGTGCTATGCTAGAGGTAGCCAGATGATTACCCGATTAGCAATGTGGTGGCTTCAACGACAAGGCTACGTGTTGCTCAGCTCTAGCTTTGATGGCGCAGTCTTCGGCAATCGCTATGTATACCAGCAAAGAAATCGGTTGACAGTGGATTGGCCAGAAGAACATGGAGAGCTGATTCTACTCAACCATTCTTATTTAATACAAGAGGAGAAGCAAAAGTGACTAACCAAAAGATCGAACAGCTGTTCACACTCATCAGAGAAGTTATTGATGAAGAAGGCAACTGGAAAGCTAAAAGAAAAACGATAACGGAGGTGGCCAAGCAAGACAGCCGCTGGGAAATAGCCTTGGAAGAATTCTGTTCCTGGTTTGAAGATCCACAGAGTGCAGCATGATGGAACAGAAAACATCAAACGCTGCTTTGTTGGAGCAGATAGAAAAGGACATGGCGACCAAACCGCCAGCCGACAAGCTGGAATTCATACGTGATAAAATCAGGGAGGTTCGCGACATAGAATTCAAGATAGCTGATTTGGAAAACCATATCAGCGAACTAAACCAGACGAAGCGCAACTTGATCTTTGACGCTTTGCCCACCATGTTCATGCAGGTAGGTCTCAATCGTTTGGAAATTGCTGCACAAGGAAACTTGCCAGCATATGAGGCCAAGCTGAATGACCATTATCATGCAGTGATCAAAAGTGATTGGCCATCCAGTCAGCGCAAAGCGGCGCTGCAATGGGTGCGCAAGCACAAGCTGGGAGACATCATCAAAACCACCTTGACTATAGAACTAGGACTAGGACAAGACAAACTGCTGAAAAAAGTATTGGCAGCATTAACTAAACTTGGGGTCGTTCCAACAATAGAAGAAACGGTGCCATGGAAAACTTTGACAGCCGTGGTGAAGGAACGCTTTCAAGATGGCAAGCCGCTCAGCGACAAAGATCTGACCATCTTGGGTGCTACAGTAAGCAAGATGGTCAAGCTCAATCCAGTGAAGGAGAAATAAATGGCTAAAGCCCCCGCGACTACTGCTGGCACAGAACTGGAAAAAGAAATTCCAGTCAGCGAAGAAGTTCTGCGCGCTCTTGACGAAGACATGGGGAAAGGCGTCAGCACTGATGCTGCTGATAATCTAGTACCTCTTATCTATGTACTGCAACCATTGAGTCCACAGGTTCTGGACGGGCCAGCACATATGGAAAACGCGAGGAGCGGGGATTTCTGGCTCAAGAATTTCCATGTTCCTATCATACAGGGAAAAGTCGGCATCGATTTTCAACCGTGTGTGATGTACCAGAAGTGGACCGAATGGATCCCACGAGCGCAAGGTGGCGGCTTCATTGCCAGCTACGACTACAATGGTGGCAAGCTGCCAGAGGGTGCGACGCGTGACGACAAGGTAAAGAACAGACCACGCTATTATTTTCCAGATACTGGAAATGATTGTGTGGACACACGATACGAAGCGGGCTTTGTGTGGCACGATGGGAATCCATATCCTTATGTCATTCCTTTTAAAAGCACCGGGCACAAAGTCAGCAGATCCTGGATGACCAAGCGTACCAGTCTGCAACGCCGCGTGCGAGGAGGAAGCAACACCAACAACAGCAATATATGGCCAGCATGGAGCCATCTGTATCATCTCACTACAATCATGCAGAGCAACAATCAAGGACAATGGTATACCATAGATGTGGGTGAACCAATGTTCTATCTGAGTGGCTTTCCCGAAAAACCTCATCGGGAAGGATTAAAGATTGTAGGCAATGATCCTAACAGAGCCTACATGATGGGCCAAGCACTGGCTGAAGCTTTCCGAAGTGGCCGAAAGATGGAAGCGCCTGAAGATGCGGGCATAGATGAAGCCGACCGTGCTGATGCTGCCGGGGATCCAGACAAAATCCCATACTAATGGAACCGTTGCTAATGGCTCTAATCATATTGACGATTGGAGCCTTGGCGGCGGCAGGTCGTCTAGGCGTGTTCCAACTTTTCTTGGCTGTGCTAGTAGCTGCCATTGTTTACGCCGTGATGATGTGGAGTCCTTAAAAGATGTCACAGTCATATCCGTACTTTGCTATCGCACAGAAATTAAATGTACCGTATGAAACAGTGCTGGCGATGGTGGAATACATAGAACAACATGGTTGTTATGATCCAATCTTTGAACATGAACTGTATTGTCATGTAGAAAATGCCGTGATAGAAGAACACCAACGAAGGAAGAATGTGAAATGTTGACGCGCCGCTCTACACTGTTTGCTCTGGCTGCACCTGCGATAGTGCCGTATGCATCCTTGATGCCGGTGCGAGCATTATTGATCTTATCAGGACGGAACCTAACCACTTTGTATATAGGTGGTTATGATTTTTATATTGATCAATCTTATCCAGTTGATCTTCCACAACTTGGCACCTATGACAAACCATGGCGAACATTGCAGCAAGCCATGGATTTTATAATACAACAAGCATTCAAGAAGGATGAGAAAATAACGATCAACTTTAATATCGCTTTTCACGAGCTAGATCCACACTACATAAAGCTTGATCCAATCACAGTAATTTGTTAAAAGAGGTACGACTGTGAAATTATTTCTTGGCTTATTCCATTTTGGACTTGGCATCTGCTTGCTATTTCTTTGGTTCTGGTGGCAAGACGCTTGGGCTGTTTTCGTTTCGCTGGGACTAGCTGGTTGCATTGTTGCTGTTGCATCTCATAAAATGTAGAGGCGCCCATATGAACTTGAAACGCAACGATGTGCTGCACAATCCTCGCTATGCCGGAAGCGTTATGCGTTACCACACTTGGATGACGCATCAACGTCAAACTGTAGGTGAACACACTTGGCAATGCTTGCGTATCTGGGATGAAATCTGGGGACCACCGAACGCCTACATTACTACTTACTTTATCTGGCACGACGCCGGTGAATTGGTGACTGGTGATCTCCCATTCCCAGTCAAAGCTAACAATGACATCCTGAAGCATACGATAAACACACTAGAAACAGAAGCTGTCAAGAATATGGGAGGAGTGTTTCCTGATATTTCTGGCCAAGAAAAGCTGCGCGCCAAGGCATGCGACCTGATAGACATGCATGAATTCGGCCGCGTGGAACTATTGATGGGAAACCAGTTCGCTCATCCTATCATAGCAGACACGTTTGCCGCGCTGGAAAAGTTAGGTCTGTCATCGGAGGATGGCATGGCTGTGTTCAAATATCTATCACGATGGGGCGCACCATGATGTCGAAAGACAAAAATGATCTAGATACTATCATCGAAGGGATGCGTACAAATTGGATTGGTTTCGTTGCGAAAGAAACCAACACCGGTCCTGTCACGATCAATGATGTACGAGTCATAGAACTAAAGCGCAAAGGCAAGCCGTTAGTAGCGGGTGATATAGTGCAAGGTGTAGCTTATGAGTTTGATAGAGAAACTGGAGAAATCGTCGAGGAGGAACACAAACATGAAAGATCCTAAAGAGCGTATGATCAAAAACATCAAGGATCCAGTAGAACGTATATTCGCGTTCGCTCATGAACGATACATGATTTACATGCGCCGCCAAGCCGGTGATAGACCACCATGGACGAATGATCCTATTCTTAGTGGTTATCGCTTCTGCAACATCTACCGCGAAGATGACAAGGTTACTGTTTGGATCAGAGAAAATTGGCGCAATCCGCACAGCAATGATCCGGAACTATGGTTCGCCATGTGCGTTGCCCGTATACTCAATCTACCTGAAAGTTTAGAAATAGTTGGCTATCCAGTGCCGTTCAACAAAACAACTTTTCTACGATTGCTTGGTCGCTATTATAAGACTGGCGGCAAGATCTTTAATGGTGCCTACATGGTATCAACTGCCGGAACGAGTGTTGATAACATGGATTATTTAACAAAAGACTCTTTTCATATTCCAAAAGTTGCTTATCTAGCACATGAAGTGATTGAACCATTGTGGAAAGCACGAGAAAGACTGCGACCAAAGGCAGGTGACACACTCAACTCATTTCACATATTGCTTGGCAGCATGCAAGGATTTGGCAGCTTCATGACCGCACAAGTGATTGCTGATATAAAATACCACGAGCCTCTTCGTCAAGCATCAGACTGGCATACGTTTGCTGCCAGTGGACCCGGTTCAAAAAGAGGATTAAATTATGTTTGCGGCCGCAATCGCAAGGATGTTTGGAAAGAGGATGAATTCCGCCTAGAACTAGGGAGGCTGCGAGAAAAACTATTGCCGATGTTCAAGGCCGAGCAGATGCCACAACCACATGCCCAAGATATTCAAAATTGCTTGTGCGAATACTCGAAATGGCATCAAGCCAACTTCGAAGATAAGATGCCAAAACAGAAGTACCGATGGGAAGATGCAACATGAAAGGTGAATGTGAACGGTGTGCCGCACCAATAGAGCGCATCAGGTTTCGAAAGTATTGCTTTGAATGCGCGGAAATTCGCGCTATCGAGGCAGACATACGCTACCGGGTGAGTGTGAGGGAGCGTGAAAATTTAGCTAGACGTAGGCGACGTGCTAAAGGAGGAAGAAATGAAAGAGAAACCAACATTGACTGCTCTAATCAGAGATAATCCAGCAACGCCGGAAGGCAAGTATCTAGTCAAGCGTCGCGATGGCACTGTCGTCGAGTGGCCAAGCTTTGTGCTAGGCGCACGTGATCCTGCGGCACCAGCTGCACTCCGGGCCTATGCGCAAGCTGGTATAGGCTTAGGATACAATGCCATGTTCTGTATACGACTCATGGCACTAGCCGATGAGTTCGACACCTACCGTGTTCGGCATGGTGCTGGTGATCCAGACCGCGGCCTTCATCGTAAAGATGATCCAGCTACAATTGCAGAAATGAAGAAAGGCCAATCAGCATGAAAACAGTGATCTTCAGCTTCATCCCGGCCACTGAGCGCTCAATGGTGGCTAGCACGAAAGTCGCAAGGTTCTTGTCTAATGAGTTGCAGAAACCGTTGATCTGGGATGACCAAATTGCTGACTGCACCAACTTGGACCTCTTGTTCATAGTCAATGGTGCCTATGGTTTTTGCAAACATTTGAAAGAACTAAGTCTAGCAATCCTGGGAGCCAATCGTATCGTCTGGATCCAGCAAGACTACACCATTGTTCCTCCTATCAACAATGGAGATGCAAAATCACCGTTCCGTCAAGCGTTCGTGGCGCGGCGCAAGATGGGCAAGTCGCACTTAGAATTCTGGACGACATGTGAAAAGGAAAGCAAAGCAACACCACTCAGCACCTATATCAACTGGAACTGCCTGAGCATGCTGGCCAAGCCGTTGCCTAGCAACATGCATGAGAACGATATAGCCTACTATGGCAGTTATCGCGTTGGTCGTATCAAGGCATTTGACAAATTCTTCAAAGATCCAAGATGCAATATCACGATATCAAGCCCGAGCAAGAAATTTGAATCTTATGCCAATGAAAAAATCAAAGCCATAGGTATTGCTGATGACTTGCTCAAATGGCTAAGTGAACGTGGCCTCGGTCTTTATTTGGAGGATCGCAAATCACACAACGAATACCATTCACCACCAAACAGGTTCTACGAAATGCTGAGTGCGGGCCTGCCCATGGTGTTTGAAGAAGAAGCAGGCATGACGTTGCGCCGCGCCGGATACAATCCAGAAAAGTTTCTGGTGTCCAATGCAGTGCATGCGGCGCGTATGTTGGAGGAACGCAGCAAGATTAAGAAAGAGCAACAGATGTTGTGGTATAATACCGCCTTGGCCGAGCGTGATGGGTTGCACGGCAAGATCAAGGCAGCATACAAACAGTTGGAGGGTGCTATGTAATAGGTTCTGAACGACATCTGCGCTCAAACCTGAATTAGGGAGAACTAAAATGTCAATGGGATTCTATAGACCAAACGGCAAGATTGGTAGACATGGTAAAATTATCTGTTTCAAACCAGATAAAACAATAGAAGGAACAGCATTACACTGTATCTCTAAAATCTATAGTATGAACGTAGCAGTCAACATTGAGTCTTTTGCACAAGCGATTAAAGAAAAGCTAACTCATGTGATGTTTCAAATACAAAACAAATACAAACTAATTCCTATAGATAAAGCCTCCGAATTAGTAGATCATGGTATTCGACCACATGATGATGCTGACTATGTTTTAGTTTCTTGGGATGCTATTGAAGGAAATTTTATTGAATATGGATCCACATCAGATGAAGAACCAATTAATTCTAATGCTAGCATATATGAAGTAGACATTGTACGCAATGATGCTCCAGACACTCTACTTGGTGAATACTTGGACGCCAATCTCCAAAATTCTAAGATGCAAACTCTTCTCAACGCCATGTATCAAGCCAAAGTGATGCGACTCACTATTGACTTAACAAAACAAAAGTTTATTATGGACAGAACCACTGAAGACATACCTTACTGAAAGGAACCATGGACATGAAGCGCCGACCATATCGAAAACAAGAAGATCCATTCAACGTCACGCTTGAGCTGACTCTTGGATGCTCCATCCATTGTCCGTTCTGTGCTATGCCAGCTATCCAAGATAAACCAGGACATGGATATAAGTTCATGTCTAAAGAAACCATCACTACAGTGATGCAACAGATAGCTGAAATGAAATGGAATTGCCGTGTTGGTTTTGCCATGCGCGGCGAACCTACAATGCATCCAGACTACATCGGTATGGTCGGCATCGTTCGCAAACATCTTCCTAAAGCACACATCACCATGCTTACCAATGCAAGCGGTCTATTACGCAAACCAGGACCTATAGCGAACATAACAGGATTATTTCAAGCTGGATTGAGTGTGCTTGGGCTAGATGATTATGAAACTGTGAAATTTGTACCGAAGACAATAGTCGCTCTTGTAGAAAAAGGAGAGTTGGTTTCAGGACAAAAACATCCATTAGGTTTCACATTTTACAAATATCCACAAGACAAAGCAGGTAATCCCCATATGCGTCGGCCACGTGGAACTAGAACATTAGTACAAATACGAGATATTGCTGCACAGGACAAGGAAAGCAAGATTGGTAATCATAGTAAAGTTTTCAACTATGCTGGATTAGCTTTTGCACCAGATCATAGTATGGATGGGAAACGGTGTCATCATCCATTCAGGCAATTCGTTGTACACTGGGACGGTAATGTTCCGATTTGTTGCAACACTTGGGATTCAACATATAATTGTGGTAACATAAATGAAAAATCTATGGAGGAAATTTGGCAAGGAAATGCTTTAGGGGCTGCCCGTGAAATGCTTATTCGTGGTGAAAGGAAAGCAATCCCGGTATGTGATGGATGTAATCATAGATCTTATAGAGTAGGCTTGCTCCCAGATTTATTAGGTAAAGGTAAATTGCACAAGCCTGATGAACAAACTAAAGCTGATATAGTGGCAGCAATGAAAACTGGCCCTAGAGAAAAGATTCTTCGTATACCTTGGAAGGAGAAATAAAAATGCCATTTAAGGATCAATCATTCACGATATCGTAATATTCAACGCGATTAGCTTGGGAAAAGAGAAAACTTCGCATGGAGGAAACCGAGTGACAATGACAGTGACTAAAACAAAAGGTGCGGTTCGTGGGCGCACAGTCTTTAACTGTGATTTTTGTCCAAAGAAATTTACTGTTGGAACAGCGGATTATGATCAAGCAATAAAAACATTCAAGAATTTGATATGGCATATGATAGCTGGGAAACATCAGTGTCCAGATTGTTATAAGAAGGGTAGAAAATGATTGTGAATATCAGAGGTACAAATGGTTCTGGCAAGAGCACGATCGTGCGCAAGGTTATGGATCTATATCCAACGCGCATCGCGATAGCTTATCCGGAAGTGAACAAGCGAAAACCCATGGGCTACATATGCTCATGGAGTTGTTCTTATCCTGACTGTAGCTGTACAGTCAGCTTCCCAAAAGGTTATAAACCTAGCGAAGAAACAGAATGTCCTAGATCCAAAGGAGATACCACACGTCGCTTGTTTGTTCCCGGCCACTACGAAATCCAGAATGGCGGTATTGACACATTGCCAAGCTTGAATTATGCTTATGAGTTGGTTCTCAAGCATCATGAGCTAGGCGCCGATGTATTGTATGAGGGCAAGAATTTCAACGACAGCCTAGAACGTATCAAGATCATGCATCAAGCTAGATTGGATGTTCGTGTTGTGTTCATAGACCATCCAATAACCAAGTGCATACAAGCCGTACACGACCGCGGCCACAACATAAAGCAAGACACCATCATCGCACTGGATGACAAGAGTAAAAAAGAATTTGTCAAACTTCGGACGATAGGTGTAAAATGCCGCTTGCTCAGCCGTCAGGGAAGCTTCCAAACAATACGCGACTGGTTGCAACAGGGAGGAAACGATGCACGTCCAGGAGGTTCGTAACGTATGCCAAGCACTCAGTGTCACAATCAAATATCTAAATGATTTTGCAGAGTTTGAGGATAGTCGTAACGGAAGAGTATTAGTAAGTCCAGTTCCGGTGTGCACCGTCACCAAGCGGCCATGGGAACGGGTGCTGTTCAGTCCTGTTCGTGATGCCAATCCATTTTTTCATATGTTCGAAGCGTTGTGGATGCTGTCTGGATTTTATGATGCAAGACCATTGGATTATTTCATCAAGGATTTTAGCAAACAATTCGCAGAAGAAGATGGCATGCTGCATGGTGCTTATGGTTGTCGCTGGCGTACTTTTTTCGGTTTTGATCAATTGAATGTGATAGTGGATAAACTGACAGATTATCCACATGATCGGCAGTGTGTGTTGCAAATGTGGGATGTGCGAAGAGACTATGGTGATGATCTGTTAGGTGATTGGAAAGATCGACCATGCAACACTCACGCCTATGTGCGTAACAATGATGGCGCATTAGACCTGACGGTATGTTGCCGGTCTAACGACATGATATGGGGCGCGCATGGTGCCAACGCCGTACACTTCAGCATCTTGCAAGAATATCTGGCATCACGTTGTAACCTACCTGTCGGAGTCATGTACCAGATAAGCAACAATGCTCACGCTTATTTGGATGTGTTCAACAAATTGGTGGGACAAGCCGGTCCTGAATTATTGCTAGATGATCGTTATAGTGATGGTAGTAGCGAAGCCATGCAGATGTTTACTGAACCTAAAGATATTGATGATGATCTTTATGCTTTCATGTCTGATTGGGAATTATTTCATCTGCAAAAAGTTGGTCGCTATCGTAACCTATGGTTCTCAACAGTGGCCACGCCTGCGTTACTGGCGTTTCATTCTTTCAAGCAAAAGAAATATAAAGAAGCATTGTTGTGTGCGGACGACATCGCAGCACCAGACTGGCGCATGGCTTGCAAAGAGTGGATCCAAAGGAGAGTGAAATGAACATGAAGCATATGGAATACCTGAAACAAGTAGCTCTTGATGATGTGACAATACTAGAAATTAAAGAAGGAACATATCGCGGAAGCTGGAAGAAGCGTGGAGGAGTCGGTGCCTTCATGATGCTCGCTAGAAAATGGGATCGTTTAGAAAATATGGTTGAAGTGTTCAGCTACAATGTTTTCACAGCCATAAATGAAGACGATACTCCTGGTGCAGATGGCACAACTCTTGCAGAAATTCAAGATCTACGTCGTTATCTATTGCTGGTAGAGGCAGAGTATCGTGCACGTTTAAGTCAAAAACAGAGTGCAGAAGATGGTGGCCATCACGCACAACAAGATGACGATGATACCGGATTAGATGGGATCGAGCGCGGAAAATTGATAGGACAACCCGCGTATGAAATTCTTAAAAATGCCCCAAATGTCCCATGTCCGCATGGTTATGCAGATGCAGATGACTGCCCAGACTGCCGACATTAGGAGGCATGAATGCTTAAGAAAAACGTAGGTGGCATCCAGCAACCATTCTCATTCGTGCTGCCTAACAGCACTTGGATCGCACCAAAGGAACTACCAGCACTGACAAGTGTTGCAGAAATTGCCCTGGACTGTGAAACTCAGGATATAGGATTGAAAGAAAACAAGGGACCGGGATGGGCAACCAAGGCGGGACATATATGTGGCATAGCTATTGCTTGGAAGGAAGAAGATTATCGTTCAATATATATTCCAATCACACATCCAGAGAGCAGCAACTTTGATAGAGGCCAAGTGCGGCGTTGGCTGCGGCACTTGTTGCAGAAAAAAGTTCGCTTCATTTATCACAATGCTGCCTATGATATAGGCTGGATAAGCAGTGATCTAGGCTTGCCGCCGCCTCAACAAATTGATGACTCCTCTTGCATGGCCTACATGATTGATGAAGGAGGTTTGAATTACAGATTGGATACTCTGTGCAAGACCTATGATGTGCCGGGAAAACAAGAGGAGGTGCTGCGCGATTATGCGCAAGCAATGGGATTTGATCCTAAGAAAGACATTTATCAGATGCCCGCGCGTTATGTTGGCACCTATGGTGAGGCTGACGCGCTAGGCACGCTCGCGTTGGCGCATGCTTTGCGGCCGATCATAATAAAGGAGGAACTATCAGCCGCATATGATCTAGAAATGGAATTGGTTCCCATGGTCCATGCCATGCGCCAGCGTGGCATCTGCATAGATTATGACAAATGTGAACAACTGTATTACCGCTTCAAGGAACAAAGTCAAGTTGCTTTGGTTGATCTGACAGATAGAATAGGAAAGACTACTGGCATTGATGATATTCGCAGTGTCAAATGGTTAGAAAGAGTTTTCCAAGCTGAACAAATTTCTTATCCATATACCAATAAGCCTAACCGCGATGGTTCTCCTCGTGGAAGCTTTGAAGCCAAGTGGATGAAGAAACATCCTCATTGGTTGCCGCGATTAATTACCCGTGCCAAAAGCCGAGAAGAAGCCGCCGAGAAATTCGTTAAAGGTTATCTCATGGATTTCTGCACAGAGGATTCACGCATACATCCAACTATCAATCAGTATCGCGGGGAAAGTCCTGGCGATGATGAAGACAGTAGTGGCGGCACACGCACTTATAGATTCAGCTATGCTGATCCACCATTGCAACAGATACCACATCGTGATCCAGAGATGGCAGAAATTCGCAGTGTCTTCATTGGTGAAGATGGAGAACGATGGCTGAGTGTTGATTACAGTCAGCAGGAATTCCGCCTCATGGTGCACTATGCTTATCTGCAAAAGCTATCCGGGGCGGCGGCGGCAAGGCAACGCTATCAAGAAGATCCAAATACTGACTTTCATGCCATGGTTGCCGAGATGACAGGATTGGAAAGAAAGCCAGCAAAGGATTGCAACTTCGCGAAAGCCTATGGTGCTGGTGTTGATAAATTTGCCATGATGATAGGGCAAAGCAAAGAGGCCGCAGCACGCATTATGAATCAGTATGATGAGCGTCTGCCATTTGTCAAGATGCTTTATACCAAGTGCAAGGAAAGAGTAGAGGATCGCGGCTATATTGTACTGTTGGATGGTGCACGAATACGGTTTGACTGGTGGAATGTGTTGCGGGCTAAATACGAAAAGGATAATAATCCAGACTATCAAGCAGACTGCCGCTGGAATGAAGCGCAACGCCGCGTGCATGATCCAGAAAATAAATGGTATCAGCAGAAGTTACATCGCAGTCGTACCAACAAAGCGATGAATGCTTTGATACAGGGTGGCGCTGCGCGCCAGACCAAGATAGCCATGCGTGACGTGTGGCGTGCCGGATATTGCCCGGTGCTGCAAATACATGACGAGTTATGCTTCAGCATCGCAAATGAAAAGCAAGCACAAGAAATTGCCGAGATCATGCGTATTGCTGTGCCGCTGGCTCTCCCTATGAAAGTTGATGCAGAAATAGGTGATAGTTGGATGGAGAAAAAAGAATGAGCACCCCAGAAAGCAAAGACCTGCGTGATTTAGCTGAAAAGATTTCGGAACTAGCCAGGAACCATCCAGCTTTCTCCATGATCCATAGACCAGTACAGAATTGCTGTGATCACATCTGTGCTATGGCACGCAATCTGGAGCTAGAAAAGGAGCATCATCATGAGTGAACTGGTATATCTACGATCAACTAAAGGCGCCGAAGCACAAATCTGGCATGGGCCTCCTTTTGCTGGAGGCGTCAATGACATGTTGCAAACAAATCAACTAGGAAATCTCATGTTCCCATCAGCTGGAGGTGAACGAATACTCAAACGCATAGTAATCAAAGACGGTGAGGAAAAATTGGGCATCAATAAGTTGAAGGAGCTCTATCCGCTATGATCAAATTCTATTCCAGCATCAAGAAGCTAGAACGCAAGATACAATTGCTGCGGAGCTGGAAGAAGGATCCAAATAACCCTAACAGTGAAATAGAAACCAAGACTGAAGACATGGGATGGGCCATTCTGTTGGAAGGCAGCACTGAATGGTTGTTCTTAGGGAAGGATGATCCACCATCTAATTTCAAAGTAGGTGCCAAGGTAGCCGTCACCATCACCGTTATCAAATAAATCTCATGATAGACCGGTTTCTCGCTATCTTCCAGATGAGGCAAGGCTGCGGCCTATTCCGCCGCTGCCGGTGCGCCAGCATCCCGACTGGAATTCAATGTGGTCTCGTCCCTTCGACTACCTGGAGCGCATATGAAACATCTTCTCGTTAATCGGACTTCGCCGAAGGGGCTGCCATTTATTGGCACCTGTGCTGCATGTGGCAAGCAAGGAATTACGTTCGAGCAATTGTCCACGGACGAATGTGAAAACGTTCGCGGCATGACACGCGAAGAAGCAATACTTGAGGCTATCGAACCACCGGAGCGCATATGAT